AGATGGCATTTTGAAAATTGTAAATATAAAAATAATGTCTGATATACGTGTACATAAAGTTGATGAAACTACATTAAGATTATTGTCTGACGATCACGGCATTTTAATGGAAGTAAATGAATATTTTACTTTCTTTGTTGAAGGCTACAAATATATGCCTCTCTTCAAAAATCGCATGTGGGATGGTAAATGTAGATTATATAATAGTAAGACTTCTACATTACCATACGGACTCTTGTTGGAATTGCTTAAGTTTGCGGATGCTCGCAAATACTCCGTAGAGCTTGATCGTGATATACGTGATCGCACTCCTCAAGATAAAGCTGTATTGGTAGACTATGCAAAAAGTCTAACACTAATGGGCGGCACAAATGCTATTGAAGCGCGTGACTATCAATTGGATGCTTACGCGCATGCATTATGCGAAGGGCGCAGTTTGGTTATTAGTCCAACCGGTAGCGGAAAGAGTCTGATTATCTACATGATGATACGTTGGTATCTCGACAATCATGATGATAGCATATTGATTGTGGTTCCTACAACAAGTTTGGTTGAGCAGTTGACAAAAGACTTTGCAGATTATAGCAGTGCTGATGGTGGCTTTGATGCTGACACGGATGTTCATAAAATTTACAGTGGCAAGGAAAAAAATAATTTTGAATCGCGCGTAGTAGTTACCACATGGCAAAGCGCCATCACATTGCCTAAGAGTTGGTTTGCAAAGTATGGAATGGTTGTAGGCGATGAAGCGCATCTATTCAAAGCAAAGAGTCTTAATGCTATCATGAGTGCGCTAGTGAATGCAAGCTATCGCATTGGTACAACTGGAACAATCGACAACAGCCAATGCAATGAATTGGTACTGGTTGGCAACTTTGGACCGGTGCATCGTGTTATTACAACAAAAGAATTGATTGACAGCAATACGCTTGCAGCTCTCAAAATCAAATGTATTGTATTGAATCATAATGAAGAGTTGAAAAAGATTGTTAGCAAGTTGGACTATCAAGCTGAAATCTCTGCTATTGTAAGTCATGCTGGTCGCAATGCTTTTATTACAAAGTTAGCTCTATCTCAAAAAGGCAATACACTAGTACTTTTTAATCTCGTGAGTAAACATGGTAAACCATTGTATGAGTCCATCCGAGCTGGAGCAGCCGAAGGCCGTAAAGTATTTTATGTAAGTGGAGAAGTAAATGCAACTGATCGTGAAACCATTCGAGAAATTACTGAACAGCAAACCGATGCAATTATTGTGGCCAGCACGGGAACGTTCAGCACAGGAATAAATATTCGCAATCTCCACCAGATTGTTTTTGCTGCACCAACAAAGAGTCAGATACGCGTATTGCAAAGCATTGGTCGCGGACTACGAAAAAGCGATGATGGCCGTGGATGCACCGTATATGACATATCAGACAACTTCAGTTGGAAAAAGAAAAAGAACTACACTATGAATCATGCTATTGATCGTGTCAAGATATATAATAAAGAAGGTTTTGAATACAAGATTTATGAAATTGAACTGCCATGAATAATACCGTCGACCAAGACAGTCTCGAGCATCTCGACATTCGTGTATACAACACAGTTAGCGGTCGACAACTGATTGGTGAATTTCAGGAGCTGTATGATGATACGATTGTACTCAACAGCCCGCTTGAAATGGTACGGGTACAAGTGCAGCAAGGTATTGCTGTTCGTATGGTGAATGTAGTGCCACAAAACGAAGGTGAGCCAATGAGCCTTTACCTGCATGCAGTAGAGAGTGAATCCTTTGCTAGCGACACTCTTAAGCAATCATACTATAAACAACTGGTAATTGATCGAATCTCGTCGTTATTTACAGAATCGTATGAGAATGGAATCAAAGGCGATGAGCAAACCTTAACTGACCTTGATCCTCCAGATTCATTTAAGCATGATTGGAATGGATCAGCAGACCGATGGAAGAATTGATTGTTTAGCGGTTGTTCTATTTGTATTATAACAAGAGTGAATCGTCTTGTAAATAACAAAATGCATTTGCATAGAAAAAAGTTGTTTACATTGCTGTAAAATTTGTTATAATATACTTATGCAGATCGAAAAACCAAAAAGAAAAGGTAGAGGCACCGACTATGTAAACAATGCCGATTTTAGCAATCATGTTATGGAATATGTAAATATTGCAAACGCTGCTAAAGAGGCTGAACAGGAAATTCCAACCGTTCCTGAACATATAGGTGAATGTTTTATGAAAATTTGTAACGGACTAGCGCGTAGCCCTAGTTTCATGAATTATAGTTATCGCGAAGATATGGTTATGGACGCCGTTGAAAATTGCTTGAGAGCAATAATGAATTATGACGTTACCAAAACTACTCGCACTGGTTCGCCCAATGGCTTTAGTTACTTTACACAAATTGCATACTTTGCTTTCCTACGCCGTATTGCAAAAGAAAAGAAGCAAACCACAATCAAACAACTTCTTATTGAAAAGGGTGGCATTGGTATGTTTGCTGAATTTGATGGAGACGCATTGAATGGTGGTGAAACAATGGTAGAAAAGATTCGTCAAAAGAATGATGCTTTTTACAATGTTGAGCGCTGTACTTCAAATGGCGAAGCATTGCCCAAAAAGAAAACTGCTCCCAAAAGAGTTGCAAGTGTTAAGAAGAGTGCAGGCCCTCTCACCGATTTTTTAAATTCCTAATATGAAAATTGCAGTTCTCACCGATACCCACGCTGGCATAAAAACCGGCAGTGATATATTTCTTGACTATGCTGAGCGATTCTATAGCGAAGTATTTTTCCCCTATTGCCTAAAGCACAACATCAAAAAGATACTTCACCTTGGAGACTATTTTGATCATCGACGCTATATCAACTATAAAGTGTTGAATCGCAATCGTGCTATGTTTATTGATAAGCTATATGAATATGATATGCATATGGATATTATCCCAGGCAATCATGATGTGTTTTTTAAAAATACCAACAATCTGTGCAGCCTCAATGAAGTATTAGGCAAGTATTCAGAAGTAGTTACTGTTCATATGGAGCCTACGGTTGTTTCGTATGGCTCATTAGACATTGCGCTGTTGCCTTGGATTAATGCAGAAAATTATGCAGCTAGCATTCGCTTTATTGAAAGTGCGCCAGCAGCATGGCTTGGCAGTCACCTTGAGCTGAGTGGATTTGAAATGATGAAAGGCGCACCGGCTACCAGTCATGGAATGGATGCATCATTGTTTGGCCGCTATGAGACAGTAATGAGCGGACACTATCATACAAAAAGTCAGCGTGATAATATTCACTATCTTGGTGTTGCTTTTGAACACACCTGGGCAGATTGCAATGACCCTAAGTATTGGCATGTGATTGATACCGAAACTCGTGAGTTGCAACCAATACGCAATGACTTGTGTATCTTTAAGAAACTGGTGTATGATGATACACCATATGATGCGCCGGTTGATGCAATCAACCGAATGGATTTTACTTCCGTGACAGGATCTTTTGTTAAAGTAATTGTAGCAGCCAAGAAAGATCCGTTTGCTTTTGACAAGTACATTGATCGCATCAGTGCTCAAGATCCTTTTGAACTTAAGATTGTTGAAAATTTCGCAGAGTATAATAGTGAAAACGTTCTTGATGAAGAAATCAACGTTAGTGATACCGGCACACTATTAAATACCTATGTTGATGCTGTTGAAACAGAATTGGACAAAGACCGTATCAAAACCAAACTACAAGAACTTTACATTGAAGCACAAAACGCAGACGCATTATGATAATCTTTAAGAAATTACGCTATGTCAACTTTTTGAGTGTTGGCGCAAATGAAATTGAAATTGATCTTGACAGCATTCGCTCTACACTTATTGTAGGACACAATGGAAGCGGTAAGAGTCTTATGTTGGATGCACTCAGCTTTGTCCTGTTTGGTAAGCCGCATCGCAGTATCAACAAACCACAACTGGTCAACAGTATCAACGGCAAAGGCTGTAAGGTTGAAGTTGAATTTCACATCGGCCCAAGTGAATACCGCATTGTGCGCGGTCTCAAGCCCAACATCTTTGAAATTTGGTTGAACGGTAACTTGGTCAATCAAGAAAGCCATAGCCGCGATTATCAAAAGCTACTTGAGACAAACATTCTCAAACTAAACCACAAAAGCTTTCATCAGGTTGTGGTATTGGGCAGTAGCAACTTTACGCCGTTTATGCAGCTGAGTACTTATGCACGTCGTGAAGTGATTGAAGACCTGCTAGATATTGGTATCTTTAGCAAAATGAATGTTGTTCTAAAAGAAAATCAAGCTAAGCTGAAGGATACCATCAAAGATACTGAATATCAACTCAACTTGGTAAAAGAAAAGATTGTGCTGCAAAGCAAACATATTGGCAATCTTAAAAGTATCAATGATAGCAATGCTGCGAAATATGATGAAGAGATCTCAGAGTTACAAGCGCATATTGACAATCTGGTTGAAGCTAACAGCAAGCTAGCTGATGAGTATGGCGCCGAGTATGGCAAATCAAAAATTAAAAATGAGCGTGATCAGAAAACCAAGACTAGTCTGTTATCATATGAAAGACAAATCAAAGACAACATCAAAAAGATTGTAACTGAATCAAAGTTTTATGAGACCAATGCTGATTGCCCTACTTGCAGTCAAGCAATTGATAAAAGCATGCGCGATGAAAAGATTGGTCAATGTAAAAATAAAGCACATGATTTGAATGAAGGATATGAACGGCTCAAAACCACTTTAGCTCAAACCGTGACCGATCTTGCAGCTACAGAAAAGACTCTGCAACACCTAAATGGACTCAACAGTACAATCCATAGCAATCTTAAATTGATCGGTAACTTTGAGAAACGTATCTCTTCGCTCTTAAATGTTAAAAACGAACAGCATAGTGATATTGACATTGACGGTGCAGCTGCTGAACTTGATGCTCTAAAAGATAACCGAGACATTCTTAGCGATCTTAAAAGCACACAACTTGAAGAGCGTACTTACAATGAAGTGATTGGTGAACTGCTAAAGGATACCGGTATCAAGACTAAAGTGATACGTCAATACCTACCAGTAATGAATAAGCTGATCAATCAGTACCTGCAAGTACTCGACTTCTTTGTTAGTTTCAATCTGGATGAAAGCTTTACTGAAACAATTCGTAGTCGCCATCGTGACGATTTTAGTTATGCCAGTTTTAGTGAAGGTGAAAAAATGCGGGTCGACTTGAGTTTGCTGTTTGCATGGAGACAAATTGCAAAGATGCAAAATAGCAGCAATACCAATCTTCTTATTCTTGATGAGATTTTTGACAGCAGCTTGGATCCAGACGGTATTGACAACATGCTTAAGATCATGAATACGCTGGATGCTGACACAAGCGTATTTGTGATTAGCCACAAGCAGGATTTGCTGGAAGGAAAATTTGCGCAGAAGATCGAGTTTGAAAAGCATAAAAACTTTACTCGCATAAAAAGCATCTCGTAACTCGTTGAAAATCAAAGGGTTGCCGTGCCTATTTTGCCAGTTTTAGTGCAAAATAGGCTTTTTTTCATTTTTACGGTAGAATACCCGTCTGATATCATTAAAATGCCCAAAAAGCATGGTTTGCCGTAAACCGTTGAAAATCAATGGGTTTTTCTCCGCTATGAAACTTTTTTCACAAAATCAGCATTTTTCTATTTACAGATCGGAAAAAACCTGTTAGAATAACCGTATGCAAGCCGCCACGGTAAATCGAGAATCTCAGAAAATGCTAGCCAAACTGCTGGCAAAGGAAAACATCAATGTTCGCATCGGCAATTACAGCACCGCGTTTTTTGATGTAAAAAATCGGGTTTTAGGATTGCCCACATGGAATGCCGCCAACAAGAATGTCAGTGACCTGCTGGTCGGACATGAAGTTGGCCATGCGCTGTATACTCCAGTTGATGCAATCTCCCGCTTTCATGACGAGCTCCCTGGAGTTCCGTTTGATATTGGCAACATTGTTGAAGATGTTCGCATTGAGCGTCTTATTCAAGCCAATTACCCAGGCCTTGTGTACAGTTTTAAAGAAGGCTATCGCCACTTTATTGAAAATGACTTTTTCAAAATCAACGGAGCTGACCTGAGCAAGATGGGTTTTGCGGACCGCTTAAACCTTCGTGCCAAGCTTGGTGCTGCGGCTGATGTGCCAATGACCGATGTTGAGGAAGCAGTTTATGCACGCTGTGTTGCTGCTGAAACTTATGAAGACGTACTTGATATCTGCAAAGTTGTGTACGAAATGGTCAAAGGTGAAAAGCGCGAAAAACCTTCAGCTGAAGAAGAACCAGCCGCTGCCGACAAAAACCCACCAGTTGATCCTACAGCATCCAACGGAGAAAGCAGCGACGGCGACGGCGACTCTAAACAAGGCGACAGTGATTCTGATGGCTCTGGAGACAGCAATGACTCTGCGGCTGACCAAGACGATGAAACATATCGTGACAGTACTCAAGATGACTCCAACAGTGAGTCTGACAAACCTTCCGATTCTAGTGATGCCAAGCCATCCAAGAGCAAGTCCAAATCTTCAGCTCAAGCTGAGAATAAAGCGGCTGATGAAAAAGCTAGTGAAGAACCTGCAGCTGCTGAAACCGCTCCAAACCAAATGCCCGATTACGGTCCAGTGAATGATGAGCTGCGCAGCAAAACGCAGCAGTCATTGGGCGAGCAACTTGATTCTATGCAGGAAGTGGTGACCGACTATTTTGTCGGCAATGCACCGAATGCAAATGAAATGATGAGCCACGTGATTCCAATCAAGGAGATTATGGCTGAACGTGCTCGCTGTGCAGAATATGATTATCTGATGAGTATCCCTGCCGTAAAAGAAGATTGGCTGAGCTTCAAGCAAGCTACCAAAAAACACATCAGTGTTTTGGTAAAGGAGTTTGAGCGCCGCAAAGCTGCTTTTCAATATAGCCGAGCCCAACAAAGTACCACCGGCACCATTGACGTGAATCGACTGCACAGCTACAAGTTTGAGGATCAAATCTTCAAGAGCATCAGCAAGCTCGCCGATGCTAAGAATCACGGCATGGTGTTTTTCATTGACTATTCTGGAAGCATGAACAACACAATTGGCCGCGTGATTGCGCAGACCTTGCAACTCGTTTACTTCTGCAAAGCAGTGGGTATCCCATTTGAGGTTTATGGATTCACCAGTCCAGCGAGTTATGTGAACAATGCAACTGATGTAATGATGGGCAGCAACCTTTCCTTTCAACACACTCACGTTTTTGAATTGCTCAACAGCGACCTGAAACGCGATAAGTTTGAGTTGGCCTGCCGCGAGCTTAAAGCACAAGCTTACTTGAAAGATAGCGGTACGGTTTATGGCCTTGGATTTGGTGCTTCCAACCGCTATGAGGTTATGAATGGTACTCCGCTAAATGAGACCATCGTGATTGCTCATGAAATTGTGAAACGCTTCAAGGCCCACCATCATGTGCAAAAGATGAATACCATTTTTCTCACTGACGGCGATGCTGGTCAAAGCCACTTTACTTACAACCGAGATGATGAAGCATACCGCAAAGCAACGGCTACTCCAGAATGGAAATGCGGTCATATGATTCCAGTGAACGGTCGCAACATTATGTTCCGCAGCCATGATAAAGGATTGTATGCCGCGCTGATTGAAAATCTCAGAATAACTTGTGGAACCACCGTGATTGGATTTTTTGTTGCCAATTACCGCAGCGACTACAAAAGCACTGCAATCACTGCATTGCGCTATACCGCAAAGAAAGATGGCGAAATCTTGCCATGGCACAGTGCTAATGAATTGTTCCAAAAGAAAAGTCGTGAAGCACGCAAAGAAAAGTGCATGATGATTCTAGGCGGATACAATTACGATGCCTACTTTGTTTTTGATAGCAAAAGCGGATTGGATATCAATGACGACGGCGATGAATTTGTTAGCAACTGCGAGGATGAAACCTTCTCTGATACTTCTTCCCAGAACCGCCTTGCCAAGCAATTCACTAAGTTCACCAGCGAAAAGAAGCTTTCACGGGTATTCCTCAACAAGTTTGCAGGAATTATTGCCTAATTCCTGTAACTTGTTGGCAATCAATGGCAAGAAAAAAACTGAAAAATTCTTCATTTTTTCCTTTACAAGTCACAAAAACTAGTGTATAATAATCTCGTAAGGCAAACCACCACAAAGCATGAAAAACATTAAAGCACAGCACGTCGCATCTCAAGTCCAAGCCCTCTTTTATGACGGCAATACGCCAATCGGTCAGCTCGCCGATGGCCGGGAGATTGTCCTGACCAAAGCTCAAGTCAAAGCCATCATGGCCAAGATTCTTGCATAATCTATAGCATTTAATCCTTTACACGTCCAAGAATTTAGTTTATAATAATCTCGTACCAATTGACAACCACTACATTATGAATACCCAAAGCAAGATCCAAAACACTCTCAACGCGCTGTTCGGCGCAAGCCCAATCACGGAAGTGAGCAGCGCCCAGCTGTATAAAGTTGGGCGCGAGCAGGGGCTGACTTACAAGCAAGTCAAAGACAATATGATGTGCGATAAGTACAAGAGTACCGTCAAGCGCGGCTTGTATAACCTTACTGTGTTGGCCTCCAAACCAACCGATGCCATGTGTGAGCCCACCGCGGCATCCGCTCCTGCTGCAGCTGCTCCAGTGTTCAATCTGACCACGCCTAAGCCTCAGCCCAAGCTGACCAGCATCAGCAATGACGACATTTACATTCCTTCGGTCGACCATACCTTTGTGCAATGGGGTGAATATAAGACTGTCAAGAAGGTGATTGAGAGCGGCATGTTTTTCCCACTATACATCAGTGGCATGAGCGGCAACGGCAAAACCATGATGGTCGAACAAGCCTGCGCCAAGCTTAAGAAGGAATACATCCGCGTGCAAATCAGCCCAGAGACTGACGAAGACGATCTTATTGGCGGCTTCCGCTTGATTAACGGTGAAACAGTTTTCCACAAAGGACCAGTTATCAAGGCAATGGAGCGAGGCTGCATTCTGATGATTGACGAACTTGACCGCGGCAGCAACAAGATTATGTGCCTGCAAGGCGTTCTTGAAGGCAAGCCTGTTCTTGTGAAAAAGATTGGCCAAATCATTCACCCAGCCGCAGGTTTCAACGTGATTGCCACTGCCAATACCAAAGGCCGCGGCAGTGAAGACGGCCGCTATAGCGCTGCTAATGTGATTGATGAAGCGTTCATTGAGCGCTTCGTGGCAACCATTGATCAGCCTTATCCTGCATTCAAGATTGAGCGCAACATTGTTGCCAAACACATGGAAGCGCTTGACGTTGCAGACGAAGAATTTGTTGACAAGCTTGTAAGCTGGAGTGCGGTTATCCGCAAAACCTACGCTGACGAAGGCGTTGACGAACTTATCAGTACTCGCCGTCTGTGCCACATTGTCAAGGCATACAGCATCTTCCGCAACCGCCTTGAGGCCATCAGTCTTTGCATTGCTCGCTTTGAAAACGAAACACGTGAAGCGTTCCTCGATCTTTACACTAAGATTGACAGCAATCAAATCACTGCTCCAGCTGATCCAATCACAGCGGCTCCTGTCGTTGAAGAAGAAGTTCCTTTCTAAATTTTAGCAATGGTCTTACGCTAAACCAAGTAAACATTAGACCAAACCAAAACACAAACACAAACAAATATGACTAAGAAAGAGATCCAACAATTCGCCCGCATTGCAACCCGTATGACCCAAAAGGAAGCTATCTATGCTGTCCTTGAAGCAGGTCATGAGTTTACCGTTGCAGACGCACGTGCTGCCGGTATTGCTGACCCTGCTCGCGTTGTCAATCAATTGCGCGAATTGGGTTATCCAGTTTACCTCAACCCACGTAAGACTCGCACTGGCGAACTCGTTAAGCGCTATCGCTTGGGTACCGCACGTAAGAACGGCTAATTGCTAATATGCAGGGGTATGGTGTTTCGCTATACCCCTGCATTTACTTCTTTTATGATATCACACTCTTTCACAAATCCCGGCCCAGTTGGTGTCAAATATGATGGCGATAAGCCTGATTATGGTTTGATTCCACCGCATGCATTGGAAGAAGCTGTCAAGGTTCTTACTTTTGGTGCAGCTAAGTATTCGGTAGACAACTGGAAGCTTCTGCATGATGCAAAGAATCGTTACTTTGCAGCTGCACAGCGACACATGTGGGCACTAAAGAAAGATGAAACATATGATCGTGAAAGCGGATTGCATCATGCCGCACACGCGGTTTGCTGCATGCTATTCTACTATGAATTGGACTTCATCAGCAAAGAAAAACAATAAAAAGATTTACATTTTAAGCACAACCGTATATAATTAACTATATGACAAAACTATCTACACAAACCCTCGAGATTCTAAAAAACTTCGCATCAATCAACAGTAACCTGATTGTCAAAAGCGGAGAAGCACTCTCAACCATTTCAGAAGCCAAAAACATTATGGCAAGCGCTGAAATTACTGAACTGTTTGAAACCACATTTGGTATCTATGATCTTAATGAATTCATTAGTATGTTTTCATTGATGACTGATCCTGACCTTGACTTCACAGCAGACAGTGTTGTGTTCAAGAGCGGCCGCACCAAAGCAAGTTATCGCTTTGCAGATCAAAGCATTTTGACCACGCCCAAAAGTAAAATCACTATGCCTTCAGCAGATGTGATTGTAAATATTGATAGCGACCTGCTTAGTCAAATTCGTAAAGCTGCAGGCGTCCTTGGTCATACCATTGTAAGCATTGGTGGAGAAGCCGGAGTTATTACACTTAGCGTAGTTGATCCAAAGAACAGTACGGCCAATAGCTTTACGGTTGTTCTTGATGACTCTAACGACAATAAAAACAACTTTGATCTTCAATTCCTTATTGCTAATCTTAAAGTAATCCCAGGCGATTATGAAGTTAAGATTAGCAGCAAGCTGATCAGTCATTGGACCAACAACACGGCGCCAATCAATTACTACATTGCTCTTGAAAAGACAAGCAGCTACAACGCATAAACCTCCCATAACAAACACAACCTATGAGTACACAAACCGAAACACAAACCGAAGTCGCCCCACAGCAAATTACACTTGAAGATATTGCTCTTATTGTCAATATCATTGGTGCAGTATCACGCCGTGGTGCATTTGAAGCAAGCGAATTTACCGTCGTTGGCGGTCTATTTGAAAAGCTTAGAGCATTGCTTCCTGAGCCTGAGTCTGCTCCTGAAGAAACCAATGCCGCAGAAACTACCAATACTGGTGCTGTTGCAGAGATTCCAGAAAATCAATTGAACTTTGATTTTGGTGCTGCAGCCGCTAACAAAGACTAATATGAATAAAGACAGACTTGACGGGACTGCAAAGGGCGGCTGCCTTTTTGAGTTGTTCACACTGCCCGGCCGAATTATTCTTTGGATGCAATATATGAATCCATCGTCTAAAGGAGGTCAGTGGACAATGGTTGCACAAACCAAACGCCGCGCCAGCAGTCCCGTCATGACTGTTCTATATTCACTTGCTTTTTGGGCAGTGGTTAGCTTTTGTGTGTATGGGTATTTTACTGATACTCCACAAGCGCCAGCCGCTGTCACACCAGCTATTGACAACACACCGTACTATTATTTACAGCAAAAACCATAACACACACACCAAAATATGATTGACATTGAAGACGAACAACAAAAGCTTGACATGCTTAATGTCATTAAAGAGATTGGTATCGAATTGTCCAAGATGGATGATAGTCGTGATCAGATTAAAGAAATCATCGGTGCAGCTGCCGAAGCATTTGATATTGGTAAACCGCTAATTCGTAAAGTTGCGCGACTATACCATAAGAAGAATGTTGCTGATTTTGAAAATGAGACTAGCGATATTAAAAACCTTTACAAAGCAATCACAGTAGTATAAAATACTGTTGCAACCAAAATACACACAAGAACTAAACTATATTATGAACAACTCTGAATTCTTATGGGTCGAAAAATATCGCCCACAAAACATTGATGAATGTATCCTTCCAGCTGAATTAAAGAAAACCTTTAATGATATTGTGAAGGGAGGACAGCTGCCCAACCTGCTTCTTGCTGGCACTGCTGGCTTGGGTAAGACTACTGTTGCCAAAGCATTGTGCAACATGCTCGATCTTGACTACATCATGATCAACGGCAGTGAGGAAAGTGGCATTGATGTGCTGCGCAATAAAATCAAACAGTTTGCAAGTACAGTATCATTGACTGGTGGATATAAAGTAGTGATTCTCGATGAGGCTGACTATCTTAATCCAACAAGTACAATGCCTGCACTTCGTGGATTCATCGAGGAGTTTAGTAACAATTGCCGATTTATTCTTACGTGTAATTTTAAAAACAGAATCATTGAGCCGCTTCATAGTCGATGCAGTGTGGTTGAATTTAATACCACAAAGAAGCAACTTGCCAGTCTGGCTGGTGACTTCATGAAGCGGCTTAGTGCTATTCTCAAAGCCGAAGGTGTTGCTTTTCAAGATAAAACCATTGCTGAATTGATTATTCGTTATGCTCCCGACTGGCGTCGAGTGCTAAATGAGTGTCAGCGGTATAGTACAGGCGGCGAGATTCCCACGGCTATCCTTGTAGGAATGAGCGATCAAAACATCGCTGAACTTACAACACACCTGCGCACTAAGGATTTTAAAAGCATGCGCAGCTGGGTTGTGAATAATAGCAGTCTTGATAGCAGCGTTGTGTTCCGCAAGATTTATGACAGCTTGTATGATACTGCATCACCCAACAGCATTCCAAGTGCTGTACTTATTCTTGCAGACTATAGTTACAAGGCTGCATTTGTAAGCGACAGAGAACTTAACATGGTTGCCTGCATGACTGAACTGATGAGCAACGTCGAATGGATCAAGTAATATGGCAGCCAAGAAAAAAGAAACTGCCGCACCCGCAGCTCCTAAGAAATTATCATTTTTTGATTTTCTCAATAGTATTAACGAAGGCTCAAATGGCAAAAGTTTACTGGACACGTGTAGAGCTGATAATAGTGAAGGTGCGGCAGACCCGTCTAGCGCGGATCGTGCATACTTACCTTTCATGGTAAATCGTGGACTCTCATACTTTAATGATACTGTTCTGCTCGCTAATGAAATGAATCGACACTCATCATTGCCAGTCAAGATGCAATATGACTTTCTAAAGAATACAGTTCGCGCTAAGAAACGTTTTAGCAAATGGAGTAAAAAGATGGATGATGGTGCGGATGTGCAGATGCTGATGGATCATTATTGTTATAGTGCAGAGAAAGCGCGTGAAGCTTTACCGCTTTTGTCCGAATCTGCACTATCAGCTATTCGTGCTAGTCGTGATCGCGGCGGACGCAAGTAATGGTATAAATAAACTATTGCTATGTATGACAATTCACAAAATGTTATTGAATGGGCTCCTACCGATATGGTTGAAGTTCATTTGAATGAGCCTGATGATTTCTTAAAGGTAAAGGAAACCTTAAGTCGTATTGGCGTAAGTTCCAAAAGAGATTTAAATGTACTATACCAAAGCTGTCATATTTTACACAAGCAAGGGCGTTACTTTATTGTTCACTTTAAAGAACTCTTTATGCTTGATGGTAAACCGTCAAACTTTACACACGATGACTATTGTCGCCGCAATACCATCATTACACTGTTAAGCGACTGGGGATTGGTGCGAGTGGATAACGCCGAAAGTATCAAAGAAATTACTTCGCTTAAGCAGATTAAGATTATATCTCATGCTGTGAAAAGTCAATGGGATCTTCGCTCAAAATATAGTATTGGCAACATCAAAAAGAAATGATCAGACTAATTTTATCCTTACTGCTATAGAAATTGGCCGTAATATAAATATGGTATAACATAAAAATATGTGCTGCATTGCCGTTAAATACATTAAGAACTATGGTTGGGTTGGCGCTAAGAATCGTGACCGCAACTATAAAACCGAAATAGAAATTGTTAACTCCAACAGAGAAAACATTCAACGCTTATACATTGATGATCAGACTACACGCTGGACTGAAGGCATCAATGAATATGGCGTAGCGATTATCAGTGCTAGTTTTAGTGTCAAGAGTGACGAAAAAGAAGGTGGTAAAGTATTAGCTAAGAAAGGCAAAAAGAAAGCAATGGTATCGCCTGACGGTCTTGCTATTCGCAATTCCTTGTTGTGTAAAGATCCTAAGAGCGCAGCAAAGATGCTTATTGAAAAGGAACTTGCAGGTGCAACCTTTATTTTCAATAGCGACAAATGCTATCTTCTTGAAGGTGGTTTTACGGTTAAAAAGTCAGATAGTACTGATAAGAAGCCACGCAAATACATTTACAACCTAAAGGAAATTACCAAAGATGATAATCATTGTGTGCGTACTAACCACGGCATTGATCTTACACAGCTGGGATATAGTGCAAATGCGACGGACCCAAAAATCATCCAATCACGACAAAGCAGTGAAGAGAGATGGAAAATAATCAACAACTACCTGCGTGATGTTGAGATTAACAATCCCGTTGACTTTCTTGAGGCAATGAGTCAAAAGCCTAATGATGACCCATTTATGAACCCAGTTCGTATGGGAGACCCAGGCAAAGGCGATATGGTTACCACTGGTCAGTTGCTTATCACTTGTAAAGAGCGCACACTACACTATCGCCCAATTTATAGCAGCGTACATTTTAGTTATGATAAACTAAATGGTCAAACCGCAAAGACTTTCTTTGAGATTATTAGTTCAAGAAAATTGCTTTCTTTTAAAGAATTTTCATCTAATAAGAATAAATAGATTTGTGGCGAGGTTGGCTACAAAGATGAATGCCGTTTCGGGTTCATCTACAACATAAACCAAAAAACTTGCTTAATAAGGAGTTAAAAAAAATATGAAAATAAATACACTGTCCCCTTGGGGAATTGGGTTTGATCGAGTCTTTGCAGACTTCGATGTCGCGTTTAAGGAAAATACAAATGTATACCCACCGCATAATGTGGTCAAGCTTGACGATGATTCGTTCTTGGTTGAACTTGCGGTTGCTGGATTCTCTGCTGAGGATCTTACCATTGAGACTGCTGAAAATTCGCTAGTCATTACCGGCGAGCATGCAGTTGAAGATGAGCGGGAATATGCACACAAAGGTATCAGTACACGCAAGTTTACGCGCCGCTTTACTTTAGCAGAATATGTTAAAGTTGGTGAAGCGTCACTTGTAAATGGTATCCTAATCATCGCTCTTGAGCGAGTCATTCCTGACGAGAAAAAGCCACGTACTATTGCTATCAAGTAAAGCAATAAAATAAATCCCAATCGGCCCAGTTTGTAGTTTACATCTGGGCCGATTTAGTTTATAATAACATATAATGATTAACGGATTCTATACTTGCATTGACCGCCATATGAACAGCCTGCGCTATCGCGGCTATGATGACGAAGGTAAAAAGGTTTACAACAGTTACAAATTCCGTCCAGTAATGTATCTGGAAAGTAAGGATAAAGCTGCAAAGTGGCGCAGCCTTGAAGGTCTCCCACTTGAGCCGATGAGATTTGATAGTATGAGTGAGTGCCGTGAGTTTGCAAAAAGCTATGAAGGTGTTCCCAACTTTAAAATCTATGGAAATGACCGTCATATTCCTGCTTTCATTCAAGCAGAGTTTCCCAATGAAATTAAGTATGATCGCCGCCTTATTGACATTGCATACATTGATATTGAGACTGCTTATGGGGTAATCCCAGGCGTGACAACCACAAGTTTCCCTGAGCCTAGTGAGGCACGTCATAGCGTATTGACCATTGCACTAAAGAGCAGCAGAGCTGAGCAATACATTGTGTGGGGACTAAAGGATTATGATAGTAGCGCCAGCAGCATTCCACATCTTAAAAAGGAGTATCGTCAATTTGAAACCGAAGCCGAAATGCTGCTGGACTTTATCGCTTGGTGGAGTGATACTCTTAATATGCCTGATGTGGTTACCGGTTGGAATACCACACTCTTTGATGTTCCTTACCTTGTGAATCGTATCAGTAGAGTATTGGGTAGTGATGAAGCTAGCAAGCTGAGCCCATGGGGAAAGATTGAGCAAAAGACGGTTACTGTGAAAGGCCGTGAGAATACTCTCTATAACATCGCTGGCATTCAGCAACTTGACTATATGGATCTGTTCCAAAAGTTTACACTCAATACTTATGGCAAACAAGAAAGCTACAAGTTGGATCATATTGCTGAAGTTGTTCTTGGCCAAAACAAGTTGGACTATGGCGAAGAAGGCACGCTTGCCAAACTGTATGAGCGGGACTTCCAAAAGTTTGTGGACTACAACATTGTTGACGTTGAACTTATTGAACGCTTTGAAGCCAAGCTGGGATTGATTAACCTTGTGTTTACGCTAGCATATTTTGGTGGTGTCAACTATAGCGATACACTAGGTACGGTTGCCATTTGGGATAGCATCATCTTCCGTCGCCTTGCATTAAAAAAGATTGCAGTGCCGCCAAGTCGCCCAAGTCAAAAGGTTAGCTACCCAGGTGGATTTGTCAAGGAAGTGGTTCCCGGCATGTATGATTGGGTTATGAGTTTTGACCTTAACAGTCTTTACCCCAACATCATTATTCAGTACAACATGAGTCCTGAAACACTCGTGCGACATATGCATCTGCCAAGCATGAATCCTGACGTTGTATTGACCAACAAGACTCACATCAGCCCTGAGCCGAATCTTGCGGTTGCTGCAAACGGCGCATGCTTCCGTCGTGATAAGCAAGGATTCCTTCCAGAGATTATTGAGGAGCTATACAATCGTCGTGTAGGCATCAAAGCTGAAATGATTCGCAAGAAAAAGGAAAAGGAAACCATCTTAGAGGAACTAAAAAGAAGAGGCGCAAAAGCATAAAAGTATAAATACTAATGAACACGCTTATACTTAATTATGCCAAAATATCAATATCAGTTAGACCAGCATTACGATACGGTAGTATCGGAAATTCAATCAGGAAATTCATTAGGTTTCTTATGTGAAAAACATTCATTGAATTATCACGCATTTTATAAAAAAATAAAAAGTGAATTTCCTGATTTACTTTCTCACTCAAAAAGTAAAGTAGTCAGGCAAAGAATGGCAGATTCACATAAACCATTACTTGATGAAGAAACTCTTAAGATAATGTTGTATGAAAAAAATATGACTTATCAAGAAATAGCAAATGAGATTGGTTCAGTTAAAGCCACCATATGCGGTCTTGTTAAGAGATATGGCTTAACACCAAAAAGAATGAGTGATTATACCAATAGATTATGGACACCCGAAAAGAGAAAAACTCAACAAGAAAAATGCTTTAATGGGGAAATTGGAGTACACCGTGTCACTGAAGGAAAATACCGTTTTACTAAACCAGAACGACTCTTTGCCGCATGGTGCGATAAAAATGAAATTGAATATAGTCGCCAATTCCAAATTAAACCATTTACACATAGGTTTGATTTTGTTATTATTAACCGTAGGCTTCTAGTAGAAATAGATGGAGAATACTGGCATGAAAATGAACAACAAAAGACCAAAGACAATGCATTTGATTCATTTGCAGTATCTGAAGGCTATACTGTAATAAGATTTTCCGATAAAGAAATTCACCAAACTAAAATGAATTGTTTTAATAAATTATATGACGCACTTAACTGATACACAACTTAAATCACAGCTTGCGGTTCTTGAAACCGAAATTTCACGTCTTGAGACAGAACAGATGTGTCTAAAGATTTTGCTCAATTCACTTTACGGTGCTATCGGCAACAACTATTTCCGTTACTTTGATATTGCAGTTGCTGAAGGTATTACTCTTACTGGTCAGTTGGTTATTCGCTGGGCTGAAGAGCATGCTAATGTTTGGCTTAGCAAATTCCTTAAGGATGACGGCGTTGTGGATCGAGTTATTGCAGCTGACACGGACAGTTTGTATATTCACGTAAAAGATGTGATTGAAAAGTTTAAGCCCAACAATCCAGTTGCATTCCTTGATGAATTTGGCAGCAAGGCCGTTGAGCCGATGCTTAAGAAAGCATTTGATAGCCTTGCCGATCTTACCAATGTTTATAAACCTGCAATGGTTATGAAGCGGGAGGCTATTGCTGACCGTGGAATCTGGACTGCTAAGAAGCGATACATTCTTAATATTCACAACAATGAAGGAGTGCAGTATACCGAACCAAAAATCAAAATGATGGGTATCGAAGCAATCAAAAGCAGTACTCCTAAAGTATGCCGCGGCGCATTCAAGGAAATCTTTAAGATTATTATCAATGAGGATGAAGCTAAGACGCAGGCTGCAATTGCAATGTTTCGTGCGCATTTTGCAACCATCCCAATTGAACAGGTTGCTTTTCCACGAGGTATTACTGATATTGTAAAGTGGCGTGATAAACAAACCATCTATAAGAAAGGTACACCAATGCATGTGCGTGCTGCTCTAATGTATAATCATATGCTTAAGCAGAAAGGATTATCCGATACATATCAACCAATCCAAAGCGGTGACCGTATCAAATACATTCCTCTCAAGATGCCCAACCCAACAGCCGAAAATGTTATTGGATTTGTGGATACACTGCCAGTTGAATTTGATATGAACAAGTATGTCAATTATGATCATCAGTTCAACAAGACTTTCATTGAACCACTTGAACTTATTCTTGATGCAATTGGCTGGAGCGCAGAACCGCGTGCAAGTCTAGAAGACTTTTTCTGTTAATAAATTACAATATATGAATACCACAAATACACCAGAAGCACATATGCAAAGACAAGCAGCACACCGTTGGGAACAGATTCTTGAACTCTGGGCCTGTGGCAAACGTGTTGAAGAAGACGTTAGTACCGATATGCATATGATGCATCAGTATTATGGAGTCAATGATGCAGTTGAAAACTTATCAGCTGATAATCTAACCAGCTTTATCAAATTCCGTTATGACTTTTTGCAAGAAGAAGTTAATGAAGGCAAGGCTGCAATCATTGAGCGCAACAGTGAAGAAATTGTTGACAGCCTGATAGATATTATTGTTGTAGCGGCTGGTACACTAGACCTGCTTCAAGTTGATTTTCAAAAAGCCTGGTTTGAAGTGCTGCAAGCAAACATGACTAAGCGCGTTGGAATTAAAGAGAGCAGACCAAACCCACTTTCATTACCTGATTTGATTAAACCGGACAACTGGTGCGCTCCAGATCATACAGGCAATCATGGACTTATCCAAAAAGCATTTGCTGATCACGCATGAAGTATAGTCTGACCATCTTTAAAAGTATCTATGACAACAAGACACACCGTCAATTGTCATTTAATACATGGGACGCATTTGAAAGATTGCTATACAAGTTGAGCGATCAACCTGGGTACAAGCCGAAGAAGGATGAGCGTAAAGATGGCAGTGCACTTATTAGTCCAGCGATATTTACGGCTGGCACTACTCGAGCAAATGCTAATGTAACAGCGTGGGCTGGTTGGGCGGCACTTGATGTTGACACATATGAAGGCCATTGGATGGATGCAATAAGTGTATTTAGAGATGTGAGATATGTATGTTACAGCTCTGCCAGCTCAACCGACGAGCATCCAAAGTTTAGAGTGGTATTGCCTCTTACATGTGAAGTGCCGGCGGATCGCATACGTCACCTTTGGTATGCTTTAAATAAAGAGTATAATGGATTGGGCGATCCTCAAACCAAAGACTTAAGCCGAATGTATTATGTGCCAGCACTTTATCCAAACTCCAAAAAGTTTATCTTTAGCAACCGTGAAGCGCCAATGATTGATCCGTATGAGATTATGGCAAAGCATCCATGGACTGGTAACCTTCAGCGCCTATCATTGTCTGATAAACTGCCTGAAGAAATGCGTCGTAAGATTGAGCAATACCGCAAAGAAAAGTTAACCAACACATCATACAAGTGGACTTCATATGCCGATTGCCCATTTGTCAACAAGCGAATGGTTGCAGAGTATCGTACCATCCAAGCTGGCGGCTGGTATCATATGATGTATAAGATTATGATGAGTATTGCCGCAAACGCAATGAAAAGAGGTTATCCTATTACATCAGCTGAAGTTGCGCGCCTGTGTAAAGATATAGACAATGATACTGGCGGCTGGTATAAGAACCGCCCAATGGAAAATGAAAGTGCGAGAGCAATTGATTTTGCAGTACGAAGCTTATAAATAAATGTATGGCTAATAAAAATATTATCACCGATCCTAATGTCGCAGAAGAAACTACAGTAATTGCAACTGACAAAAAGAAAGCTGTCAAGGCTGCTAAAACTCCTGCCGTCAAAACTGCTAAAACCGCAATTCCTTCTCCTTCTCCTGAAGTCCCAGTAAAGCCTAAACTTTCGCCTGCTCAAATCAAGGCTTTACTGAAGGACTATAGCAAAGTTACGCTCAAGGCCCGTGGAATCATCTGATTCTCCTAAAACTGCCAAAAATCCTCGGAATCTGCAAAATCTTGCGGCCCGAGGATTTTTTATGCCTCTGTAACTCGTTGATTTTCAACAAAAATGCAAAAATATGCATTTTTACTGAAAAAAGTCCTTTACATGTGGGATTTTTTAGTGTATAATAATCTCGTAAGGCAATCCGCCACAAACCACCACAAAATATGAATCTCGACCAAACGCTTGAATCTGTACTGATTATCTTCTTCGTAGCAATCATGGTGCAAACCGTTGTAATGGCAGCCTGCCTTTGCCTCAATCAGCGTTCAAATAAAAACTAAACAATCTTGTAAGGAAACACCACAACATTATGAAAAATACTTCCACTCCTGCTCTCGCCGCCCGTAAGAATCTGATCGCCCAAATCGCTAAGCGCCACGCAGCTGAAGCCGAATTTGTCAAAAGCGTTTCGGTCAAGGAAAGCACCGACACTGAAAGCGAATATCAAAGCGTCATTACCGAAGAGTTTGACCGCCTTCAAAAAGCAAGCATCAACACCGCTGGTTTTTAATATGAAAAAGAACAAAAGCCTCACCTTTGACTATAGCCCAATTGCACTACGTGCATTGACTCGCCATAAATCTGCTCCAGCCACCGTTTACTTTAAAGACCGAAAAAAAGAAGGCTCAAAGAAAGCCTGCCGATAAAAAATACATTATGAAAATTGCACTACTTACAGCCATCGCCGCACTTGCCCACATCGGCGTTTATCTTCTTGTTCATCAAGCTAACATCATTCCTCAAGAGTACAATGTGAATGCATTGTGGGCTGCACTCGGCCTCACCTTTGCATACAGTTTCTTTGCTACTCTGAAGGACACAGCCGAAACCGGCAACCGCTAATCTTAACACACACTATATTATGACCAAAGATACCAACGAATTGTATGATGCTTACCTTGAAGATCGCTTTCATGGCCGTCTCCGCACCGAAGGATGTGAAGGCGTTCGCAACCTTGAAAGCCTTTGTGAAGATCTAGGCTACCGCCAAGGGCAGTTTATCGGTCAACATTACATTGTCAATTTTCTCGCTGACAACCCAGGCGCAGTTGAGCTTCTTTTTGAGTTTATCCAAAATGGAGTTGAACAAAATGAAGAATGGCAAGAGAACCTTGACCTTGAAAGTTACTCAGAAGAAGGCGATGAATGGAACGAATTTACCGTAGAAGACGATCGCATGATCGCAGCTCAATAACATTATGAAAGTTTTAAACAACATCTCAGTATTTGGAGACCCATTGCAAAACGCAGTGGATCAAATGGACAACTGCTTGCGCAAAGGTGCGCATGCTGCCGCTTTGATGGCCGATCATCATCTAGGTTATGCCGTTCCTGTGGGCGGTGTGATTGCTTATCGTGATCACATCTCGCCAAGCGGTGTAGGTTTTGACATTGGCTGTGGCAACAAAGCAGTGCTTACCAACGCTACTCTTTCCGACGTGAAAGGTGATATTTCACGCATCATGGATGAAGTTGTAGCCAATGTCTCGTTTGGAATTGGTCGTGTAAACAAAACCAAAGTTGACCATGAATTGTTTGATGCTGATCAATGGTCTGACATTGAAATGCTGAGCCCTCTTAAAGATATGGCTCGCGGTCAATTGGGTACTGTAGGCAGCGGCAACCATTATGTTGACATCTTTGCAGATGAAGCGGAGCGTATCTGGATTGGCGTTCACTTTGGCAGCCGCGGTCTTGGCCACAAAATTGCTTCGCATTACATCAAAGCTGGCGGTGGGACTGATGGAATCCTTGTGGATCCAGTGTTGCTTGATGTGCATACCGATCTTGGTCGTGAATATATCGCTGCAATGCAATTGGCAGGTGACTATGCATATGCTGGTCGTGATTGGGTGTGCGCTGAAGTTGCACGAATCCTGTCTGCCGACATCATTGATGAAGTTCACAATCACCACAACTATGCTTGGCGCGAACAGCATCAAGGTGTTGACCTGTGGGTTGTTCGTAAAGGTGCAACTCCAGCTTGGCCAGGGCAACGTGGATTTGTTGGTGGTACCATGGGAGAAAACAGTGTTATCTTGCAAGGTGCGCAAAGCGACTTGTCGGCAGCTGCACTCTATTCAACCGTTCATGGTGCTGGTCGTGTCATGAGCCGTACTGAAGCTGCTGGCAAATGCAAATGGAAAGGCGGTCAAAAAGTTCGTGTTAGTGAAGGTAAAGTTTCACAACACATGATGGACCAATGGCTATCCGATGCAAATGTTGAGCTGCGTGGTGGAGGATGTGATGAAAGCCCACATGCCTACAAGCGTTTGACCGATGTGTTGGCTGCTCAAGGTGATACCGTGCAAATCCTACATCAGCTGAAGCCATTAGGCGTTGCTATGGCAGGTGCCGATGTGTATGATCCGTATAAGGACTAAACTGTTTGAAAAATAAACCGCTTAATATATAATACTATGGGACTTTTTGACTATATACATTGTGAATATCCACTGCCTTCGTGCCCACAGGCATTGATTGATCGCTGGGGCAAAAGTGTCGGAGACATTGCGTTTCAAACTAAAGATACGCCAGATCAAAGCATGACTTCATACAGCATTACTGCAGACGGATACTTGTTGGCTGACTGTAAGCAATACGAATGGGTCGACACGCCTGAAAATGTAAAAGAGGATGCAACTCCAATAGAGGCATTGTTTAATCGCGGCTACAGTAAAGTAGTTCGCGAATGGACAGAACCGTGTCTTCACTTTAACGGAGCGGTTCATTTTTATGACAGTTATCCTCATGCTGATAAAAAAACTGGTGATGACTATCAACAAGATATGTTTGCGGATGGTTGGGTTGAATATAAATCATTGTTTCAAAATGGGCAACTGATTCAAATTTCGCAGAGCGAACATACACTACCAGTCAAATATACACAACAAGAAATTGAGGATCGCCGTACTGCGAGAGAAGCGGCCATGGCTGAAAATCGCGCGCGATGTCATGAAATGCGTCATAAAAATCCAAATGCTGAGCAGCGTCTTATTGACAACATCGAAGCAGTACTGATTGAAGATCAGCCAATTTTCGGCATTGAAGATCTTGCAATCAAACTGTCTAAAACTCAAAATCTCATAAACGAATATAGAAAAAAATATGACCGATGGTACTGAAGAAACAACTAAACAAGAATTGTATACTTTCCGAGGCAAAACTTTTTATAGTGATGCTCGGACTATTAAACAATTAAATTATGCACTTGCATTGAACAGATCAACTGAAAGATATGAAAAAGTTAACACAAGAACAGATAGCGAAGATTGAAACTGCGCGCAGCGCAATAAGCGATTTAAACAAACTTCAAGAAACCGTATACTCTACTCTATGTGAAGAGTGTGATCTTGATGAAGACAACTCATGGCTTTTTGATTACATTTTTAATAGCTATGAACATGAAGATTCTTATTCTCAAATGGTAAAGGAAAACCTTTATGGCAAGTAAGAATGATATAACAGGTGCTGAAATTAAGAGCGGCATTCTCAGCAGTGAAGGGCGGTCCAATTGGGATAAAGCTTTCAGCAAGAAAAGCGTAGCTGACTGGTTACACTATGATGAAAATGTGACAGTGATTGTTGCAGATGATACTCCAATATCATATAAGGAATTTTGCGAACTATTAAATAAAAACACAATATGAATTTAGAAAACGAAAAAAAGACGCTTAAAGAATGGAAACGCGAATATGGTTTGGCTGATCAAGATGTATTGACCAATCCATTGCTTGAGGAAATTGAATCGCCAAACAATGAAAAAATGACACGCGCATTCTTTGAGCAGGTATACAATATATTTGGTACACAATCAAATGGCTCTTACCTCATATAACCTTTTTCTTGATGACCTGCGCAATCCTGAAGCAGCATATCTTTATGATGACAAATGCAAGCTGACGGACAAGAGTGGTATAGCAGCTGACAAGTGGGTAATTGTTCGTGACTATTCTGAATTTTGTTTGATGGTCAAACATATGATTCCGAAGACAGTATCATTTGACCATGACTTGCATGAGGAACACATCATTCATTACTTTAGCGTCACACAGCAAACTGGAGTTATTGAATATGGCAATCTTAAGAACCTGACTGGTCGCGCATGTGCTCAATACTTAGTGCAACAATGTGAAGCTGCGGGTGTGCAGTTACCAAAGTGTTATATTCACAGTGCTAACGAATGGGGTCGTAAAGAAATTGCAAAAGCATTAACAAAATGAAAGAGGAAACGGTATATCTATACAAACATAAACCATCAGGCCGCTATGCGTGCACGCATGTCGATGCTTTAGGAGGAGTACATTTTGTTTATTCGAGTGTTCTTCCACACACCTCTTATTTTTATACTAATGATAGAATGTGTAAAGCTGATCTGCTTGATAGCGTTGACAGTAATGGAGACCGCTATGCACTAGAGAATTTTCTTGAATTCACATTGTGTAAGTATCGTTTAGAATATCAGCTTATATCTGAAGATGGGAATTGAAACATATACATTAAAATTGACAGCTGAACAATGCAAGAGCATGATTCCCGAAGGATCATATTGCTATACGCGTGATGCTGCTGGCAAGATGCAACTGTGTCCTTTTTGGGATCGTGACCCTACCAAGCCAACCCAAGAAAATGGCTATTGTGCCTATTTAAAATGCGGAGATTGGGAAGGACCTGGTCTTGGACTACTGTGGGATCAATGCAAAGAATGCGGCGTCAACGAATACCAACAAGATTACCTAGACGAATTTTAATGAAGAGAGCATGGCGTGTATGGTGTAAAACCATGGGCAATAAGATTAGTAATGACAGCGGTGAAGCAGATGCTGCAGCAGCTATCAGATCATTCTTTTGGATTATAAATCTAATCACCTGCGGTTTTATTATAGCAAACGCAATACATCATTGGTAAAAATGGACAACATTATACAAAAAACACTATTGGAGAAATACCCAATCATTATGGGTCGCAAGTATACAAGTTGGGGATTAACTGATCGCCATTGTGAAGCTCAACTTGTAGCTGCTGATATTGAAGGCGCTGGTGATTTCATATTAAGAGATGGATCGTGGGAATGGCGCGGTGGATTTAAAGAGTTTATACATCATTGGGATATTACAACAGCAGTATGATTAAGAATATATTTTGGGACATTGATGAATGCTTAATGCATACGTCATTTAATGCAGATTTTGAGGGCCATCACTTTATGTTTACACTTGATGGCGACCGGCACAAGTACTATACAAAGGTGCGCCCGGCGGCTGTATCTCTTATTGAGTATAGTCGAGAGTTATTGGGGCATGAGAATGTTTATATTCTTACAGCTAGTACTCGAGATTATGCTAGTAAAATATCAGAGCTGGCTGGATGGAACTTTGATGATAGTCATATTCTTACGCGTGAAACGTTGCAACAACATGAGTATCAGTTAGCATACGGCTCAAGAACAACGCTTCCACATGCGACGCTATCACACACGCACAATGTACTTATTGACAATCTGCATCCCAGCCATAACATCGAAAAGATGAGACTGATTGGTATTGACCACAGCCGCTATCATCATGTGCAAGCATACTATGGCTTAACCTATCCTGACTGTACATTTGAAAAGGATGTAAAACATTTTCTAAATACACTACACAATGAAGAGCACTAAACAGGTAATTGTAATGCGCAAGGATCTTAATATGCGCAAAGGAAAAATGGTTGCACAAGGCAGTCATGCCAGCATGGCATTTCTAACTGAGCGTATGCGCAAAGAGCGCTTAGCAGCTACACATGAATATTGGTTTTGCACCGATACCATTTGGAGTGAAACACACGCTGATGAAATTGATCATTGGTTGAAGCATTCTTTTCGAAAGATCACTTGCTATGTTGAGAGTGAAGCCGCTCTTGAAGCTGTTCATGCAGCTTCAAAGGCTGCAGGATTAACCTCACATCTGATAACCGATAATGGCACAACTGAGTTTGGCGGTGTGCCAACAAAAACCTGCGTTGCAATTGGTCCACACTATGATGACCGCTTTCACGGTATAACTTCACTACTACCACTCCTATGAGTATGTTTGACAAATATAGCGTGTTACATGGACTCCCACTGCCTGGGCAAAAGATTACTTTTAAGGCTCCAGCACAATGGGGATATTTTACCAATGTGATTGAGGACGAAAAGACTCTTCTTGTGCCAGGGCAAGAATATACTGTAAGAAAAACCAGTCTCAACAGCAGCAGCACTTATGTATATCTGCAAGAATATTGGATTGAAGGATTGGACGAATATCGCAACAATCAAAAGAAGTTTACTATGCAAAGCTTTGAGTGGGAAAAACCTGAGATTGTACTTGATGAACTGCTTGGCTTTAGCGTTCGTGACTTGAGTACACTACAGAGGGTATATGGGTATGGATTGTATGTTGATGATGCTGTTTGGCTTGACGGAAGCCCAATGCTGCATATCTTTCACGAATCTGACATTGTGACTGCTGTAAAGATGATGCCGTAACTCATTAAAAATCAACAAAAACACAAAAAATGCATATTTTTCATAATTTATGCATTTTTTTATTTACAAGCTGCTTTTTTTAGTGTATAATAATCTCGTAAGGCAAACCACTACTGATTATGACCAATATGAAATACGACATTGAAGATTCTCCAAATGACTCACCGTGCGGCTGCGAAGATGCACCATGCTGCGGTTGTTAATCACTGAAGTACCTTTTAAACATCTATACCTATGTTTGAACTAATCGTTAAATTTGAAGATGCTGCAGAGCGCGGAACCGTTCTCATATATGATGACTATGGCAATGCCGCTGAAGCAGCGCTTGTGTATCGTGAAATGGGCGCAATTGTAACTGTAAATGAAATTTGAATATGACCGAAACACTACATTGTGAAGCAATTAAACTGCAGCTTGTTGGCCTTGATGGAAATGCATTCGTACTTATGGGAGCATTTCAATCTGCAGCTCGCAAGCAAGGGCGCACCGCCGCTGAAATTAAAGCCGTGCTGGATGATTGCATGAGCGGAGACTACGATCACCTGCTGCAGACTCTAGTCAAACACACTCGCTAAGAAGATCATGGAAACCATCACACACGATCAAAAGGTTCTTCTAGAAAAAAGCCACTTCCCAAAAACCGATAGGATTCTCTGCTAACACAACAATACGATTATGCTTGAAATACTTAAATTCGTCTTCTCTTCATTTTGGATCTGGCTAGGCACCATGTTTCTTATTTGTGCAATTGGCACGGCGCTTAATGCTGTAATTGTAGCCTTTCGCGGTAAAGCTGTTAGCCTTCTCTAAAAGAAAAATACATCCTCGCCAAATACATTTTAGAAAACCAATAAATTATCAATATGAAACTACTGCCACTAATCCTTGCATCAGCATTACTATTATCATGCACAGAAAACCAACGAGCTAAGGCCTTTGGCGGAAACATGAATGTAGACGTTCCACTTGGAAACAAATTTGTTATTGCAACTTGGAAGACGTCTAAAGAAGGCAATTCTTCATTATGGTATACTACGCGACCTATGCGTGAAGGAGAAGTGCCTGAGACATGGACAATGCGCGAGCAAAGCAACTTTGGTGTATGGGAAGGCACTGTAACATTTAAAGAAAGCAAATAACACTTATGATTCCACTTATCTTAGTCGCTATCACACATCACTTTAAAGAAACATCTGACGTTGAATTGCGCTTCAACCATCGGTCTAGCAATGCATACCGCACACAAGTATATGACGTATTTGTTGATGACAATCTATTGCTTTCGTCATTGCGCATAGCAGAAATGATTCTTGACTTTCGCAAAGAAACGCGCTGGAGCGATGATCACATTCAAGCAGAAATGACAACCATTCTAATCAGCTATATTACAACTGCAATGAATCGTGACGAACTAGCCGATGAAACAGTAACCAATGATTAATACACTAGTCATTAGTGATGTTCACTTGGGCACCAGTGTAAGTCAAAAAGAAAAAGTGCTTCAGGTACTGAACTTTAAATTTAACACACTAGTCATCAATGGAGACTTGTTTGACAACTATTCATTTCATCGCTATGATAAAAAGGATTGGAAGATTCTTAGCAAAATTCGCAAGCTATCAAAAAGTCGGCATGTGGTATTGGTATATGGCAACCACGATGAAGACGCCGAATTCTTGAGTGCCATAGCTGGTATGGATTTGGTTGATCATTATGCTGCAGAGATAAACAGCATAAAGTTTCGCATGGAACATGGTCATAGCTATGACAGATGGACCAGTGAACGGCCATTCATTACATGGTTTTTTACTGGAGCATACTACTGGATTCAAAAGTTTGATCGTCGCCATCGCTTTACACGCAGGATCAAACAGCTTAGCAAATCATGGATTAGAGCCAAGGATATTGTTCGTGAACGGTTTGTTCAAAAGCATGGTGCTGCACATGATGTATTGTTGGCTGGGCATACACACTATCCTGAGGTACGAGTCTATGCCAATTGCACCTATGCCAACAGTGGAAGCTTCTGTGACGAAAAGTGTTCATATATTGAAATATATGATGATGGAAATTTTAAATTAAAATACATATGAAAAGACTGATACTATTATTTACCAACAGCTATGCACGTTCCAGTTTTTACTGGAGCATTCGCAGCTTCTTTATTCCACAGCAACGTTGGCTTACACGAGTCATTCCGCGTACATACTGTGATAAAGTCGAATTGGTACCGCGCGTATTGTTTGCAACTCTCGTTGACTTTGTAGAGAAAGAAAAAGGATTGTATCAACTTGATGCCGATTGGAGCAAAGAACTTGCGGCTGGTCATGTGTCACAAGAATACATTGATGATGTGCTGAAAACATATGGAGAATTGCGTGATGCCTATAATTACATCAAACATGAGCGCGACGCATTGCAAGCTGCGCATGATGACAGTTACCCAAAGACGCTTCCTGGTGTTCATGGCATATTTGAAGAGCCAACGTTTGATGCTGCTGGAAACAAATCATCATGTATGCGCTCATGCGAAACGCTATATGGAATGAGCTTTGCTGAAGCATATGCTGAAACAAATCGCCTTGAAGCATTGATTGAACAGCGTGATCAAGATGCAATGATGACCATCGTGCGACATGTGGGCGTGCTTTGGACATAAATCCTTTGATAAATAATTTTGTAGGAAATCTACAAAGCAAATGGAGACCGCTGTGTTAGCAGTCTCTGCAATCGTGTGAGACTACAGGTAAAGCTGGGTCGATACACAAAGCGGAAAGAGTATGAAATGTGGTATGATACTCTCTCCGAAACTAAAACAAAAATAAAATACCACAACCCAACAACACAATGAAAAGAATAGCAATATCCCTAGCATTGGTGCTGTCTCTGTTTAGCTGCTCGTTTGTATCCAATGCCGAAACGGCACATTTAAATACAATAGCAGCTATACATAAAGTAAGAGCCCGCATTACATATTACTGCCCTGGACAAGATCACTGGGGCAGCCGCGTAGCAATGCCAGATGTTAAGGCAGCACGTCAAGGAACTACTGTAGCTGCGCATCCAGACTTTAAGTTTGGAACGCGCGTGTATATTCCTGCACTGAAGAACGTGATTGATGACGGTAAATTTATCGTTCAAGATCGTGGATCTGCTGTAACAAGCAAAAAGGCAGCGCGCGGAAAAGCATATGTGTTTGATGTATTTGTTGCATCAAACCGAGCCATAAGTCATATGTCAAAAACCACACCGGCGTGGACTGACGTTTACATCTTAAACTGAAAAATGTCTGTGGCTTAAACCACAGTCCGAAAAAGGCATGAAATCTCTGAAAATAAGATTTCATGCCTTTATGCTTAATCTGCTGGGCAATCCGCTGTAAAGAAGCCGCAAATCCTCTAAATTTCCGCTCAAAAATAGTCATTTGCGTAACTCGTTGATTTTCAATGGCCAAAAAAATATGCATTTTTCTTCATTTTTTCCTTTACAAGTCTGAAAAATTGTGGTATAATAATTCTGTAAGGAAACCATAAAATATTATGCAAACCACAACCCTAGCACTTGCCGTAATTGCGCTGATTTTAGCTATGTTTTTTGTATCAACATTTTTTGTTTCCGAGCAAAAATAATGAATTTTGTCCTTGACAAAAATCGCAGAAGTTGATACAATAATACCGTAAGGAAACCAAACAAACTAATATTATGATGACAAGAGTAAATGAAATGATTGATGCGCTCAACGCACAACCCGATGCCGCCGCTGGTTTTTCAGCAAAGACGCTTTACAGCACCGGCCAACAATATGGCCTCACTTGTAAGGAAGTTCTCGAAACATTCCTTGGCAAAGAAAAGGCAATCTCTCGCGGCCTTTATGCCGCGGCACTTGATGCTGACGTGAAGATTGTCAAGGCTGCAGCAAAAAAAGCAACAAAGGCTGTTACAAAACCCGCCGCAAAGAAAGCAGCGAAAGTTGCCAAGGCTGCGCCTGATGAAGTGATTGTCAACGATTATGCTGACGGCGACTTTGACGGCGTTTGCTATATTGCAACTCCTGAGGAAATCGCTGAAAGCTACAACTGATACATATCGCATTATGAAATTCCTTTGGAGAACCTATTATAAGTATAAGCTTGGAGATCAATATGACAGTGTCATTGCCAAGGCCGCTAGCCTTAATCGCACGACAGCTGAAATGACAATTGGCCGTATGCACACCTTCTATGACATGCAAGGCGAGCGCATTCGTGGGTTTGATAATCGTAAAGTTAAAACTAAGAAAGTTAATATCCATCCTCTGATGGAAAAATACGGAAAATACTAATATGAACAATAGCCAGATTCAATTTGACAGAAAACGCCATGGAGCATTATATGATCGAGGTGGTGCTGACTCCTATTACAGACGTGCAAAGATGCCGCATTGGTATCCAGAAGGTACTGGCAGAGGTGAGCAGATTGTTGATTTGACCGCAGAAGAAATTGCTGAATATGCTGCTGGTTATGCTGACAATGAAGCAGATGGTAATCATAAGGAATGGTAACCAACAACATGACCAACAACATTGTATCAGTCGGAGACGTTTTCATGAGCTCCAACCAACTTTACCGCGTAACCAATGTTCAACAATCCAAGATGTTTCCAGATGATCCATACTTTGAAGTTGACTTGTTTGTGAGTGGGCAGGGTTGGACTGATATAGGCGATGATGGTTTTCTTCTTAGCGAAATCAAAACATTTTTTAAAGCAACCGAACTGTAAAACTACAATATGCAAAAATTAATTCATACAAGAGACACTACTGACCTAGAGTTGGACGAAACAACTATTGAACAGGCGATTGAATACCTTCAATCATTAAAGGAAAAATATTCGGATGTATGGACAGATTTAAAAATCTATGAAGATCCTTGCTATGAAGGCGGTTATAATCTTAAGCTTCAAGGTAAACGCTTTGAAACTGATCTTGAATATGAAAACAGAACTCGGAATGATAAGGAACGCGAGATGCGCAAACTTAATTATGATCGCGCCGAATATGAAAGATTGAAAGCCTTATTTGAAAAAGACGCACTATGAAAAACATCAAAGTTGGAGACATATTCATTGCGGCTGATCAAATTTTTAAAGTGACAGGAGTCCTCAATGATGTAGGTACACGGGTATACACCTGCCATACATGGATTGCTGACAAAGGTTTTGTCTGGAATAGCGACTATGATATGTTTACTGACCGCGACATTGAGGATTTTGGATTTGAAGTTTACAGCTTAAAATAACATATGAAAAACATTATATACGACGAAATCATTATCTTCGGAGGAGAAACAAATAGCAATCTTGACGATGCGATTGAAATGTGTGAGTGTGCTGAACAATTTGAGCTGTCATTTGGCTTAGATCTTTCATGCGGTGATGGTTTATTCTTGCCAGATATTGACGGAGATGCAGAGCTTATGGAAAAGTATGATGGATTGGTATGTGGAAAAAGCGCGCCTCGATATTCGGATACTAAAAAACTACTTGATTGTGGTCGTAAATATCGCTTTACTATTACCAATCCTGATGAAAGTCCATACATTAGAGATTGTGTGTTTTATATCAACGGACAAACAGTAAACTAAAATCAAAAAGTAAGGAGCACGGATAAAATAATATGACAGCTTTCCCAGACAAACTAAAAATGATTCATCAATACTCTTCGGAAGAAAGAATGTTTATTCTAAATCTGATCTGTGCTGAAATGTATATTGCACGAAACATGTCCATGAATCAAGATACCATCATTAAAAATCTCGAAAGAATTGACCGCTTGTATCGCACACCTAGCGAAGGCGAAGAATATGAATCCTAAAACAATATGAATGCAGAAACAAGAGCCTACGAAAAGATGAATCAAATTCGCTACAAAAAGACTGGTAAGCAGTATGTGCAGGATAATGACCCTTGGGCGTATGAAGGATTGCGAGAAGGTTGGTGGCTTGTAAAAGTAGCTCCAGGAAGTACTTCTATTCGTCAAGCCGTCTATCCTGCAAAGGCAGAGATTATGGCCGCGGCACGGGATAAAGAAGAACAGCTTGTTGACATTATTCTTAAAGCTAGTGAAGCAAGACCTCGAGGTTTGCTGTTATCAGAACAAGCAAAAGCTGATTGGGACTGGTTCATCTCTCGTAATGGAAAGGAATTTAACACTCTTGAATATCCATCAGCGCAAGAGAATGCTGAGCTGATCATTGCCGCACTATTGCAAAAATAATCCTTTACAAACCACATCTAACTTGTTATAATAACATTATGAAAAACGAAACCGTCTGGAGCCGACTAGGCCAAATGTTTAGCGCACGTCAAACTGGATCTGATGATCCATTGCGCGAATTGCTTTTTAGCAAAACCGTAAGCTTTGTTGAAAGCACAGAGTATGCGAATACCGATTGGAACACCATTAGGAATGGTGCCGTGCTTAAAGACTTTTTGAGCGATGCATATACATATATTACACGTGATCGCCCACTTGCAATAGATCAAACTATTGAGCAAGAACTTCTTCAGGATGAAGAGCCGCGTGATCAGACTGTACTTGAGTATGATGATGTTCACAATATGCAAATCATTCTTAACTGCCGTAAACTTTTATTTTAAACAGTATGCACAACATTATTCAAACGAATGTAAATGACGTTCGCGAATTGCTCGCCGAACAATACCTAACCGAAAAATTCACAACCGATAAGAGCGGCGTAAAAACAGTAGAGCTGATTGGCGCAAGTTTTATTGCTGATGAAGCACTAATCTTTGGATCTGAGAATGCTGAGTATATTCAACACGAATTGGATTGGTATCTTTCACAGAGCCTTAATGTAAATGATATCCCAGGCAAGACACCGGCCATCTGGACAGCTGTAGCTACTCCTGCAGGCTTCATCAACAGCAATTATGGTTACCTTGTGTTAAGCAAAGAGAATGGCTCACAGTATGGAAATGTACGCAATGAATTATGCGTTAACCCTGAAAGCCGCCGTGCTGTAATGATTTACACTCGACCTTCTATGCATACTGACTGGTGTGCTGGTGGAATGAGCGACTTCATTTGCACCAATGTTGTTCAGTTTCTACTTCGAGACTCGCAGCTGCATATGATTGTTCAGATGCGCAGTAATGATGTTTGGGCCGGATATAGAAATGACTATGCATGGCAAAAGTATATTCAAGGCTGCTTGGTTGAAGATCTTGCATGCCGCACTGGCAATGTAATTAGTGCTGGCAGCATCACATGGCAAGTAGGATCGCTGCATGTGTATAGTCGACAATTTTACTTACTAGATCATTATATCAAAACGGAGGGAAAAGAATTTGTTATATCTAAAGAAGATTATAAAAAATTGTATGAATAAAGCTGCAAATAAATTGCGAAAAAAATTATCAGATATTCATTTAGGCAAAAAGAAAACTTGGAATATTGTTCATTGTCCCTATTGTGCTAAAATCGGGCGGCGTCCAAACATGACAAGATATCATTTTAATAAATGCAAAAAAGTCCTTTACAAATCCATATAAACAGTATATAATAAATTTATGAAAAACAATAACCCTAAGGTTAAGCCAAAGAAAATTCGTCGCAAGGGAATTCATGCCAAAAGCAAAACTTCTCATCTTAAACAAAGTAAAAACTACAAGAAACTGTCACGTGGCCAAGGTTAATCCAAACACAACTGCTGTGACTCCACCAGTTAAAGAAAGTATTCTGGTATTGAAAGAATGCGCCGAATTGCAAGAACGCAAGAGTCGTGACTATCAAAACCCAAACAGTCGCATTCGTCAAGCAAACTATTACCCACGCGGTGTAGCTAGCATTCTTGATATTATTCAAGCTAAGGTATTGCGAATGTATAGTGTGATTGAAGCTATGGAAAATGATCCTGAGTATCAACCCAACTTTGAGAGTATTGAAGATAGTGGTAAGGATCTAATCAACTACAGTTCATTCCTTGTAGCATATATGCGCGGCAAAGTTGATGGTCAAGAAGCTGATCGCGATTTTCTTAACCGCCGCATCTAAGCATATATACATCATATGATTTCAGACTATACAACCACTCTTGTTGTTGACTTTGATGATACCATTGCTATTACTCACAATCGTGATTGGGTAAATGCAATGCCAAATGTTGCGCTTGTCAACAAACTCAATGCTTTATGTGATGATGGCTGGAGCATTCATATTGTTACCGCACGAGGTCAACTCTCATGTAATGGTGATTGTGAAGCGGCCGATCTCAAGTACAGAGCACAAATTGAGAGCTGGCTTGCGCAGCATGATGTAAAGTATAGCTCGCTTAGCTTCCAAAAGAAGCTGGCAGCATACTATATTGATGACAAAGGTATTACACCAGAACAATTTGTTAAAAGTTTTGAGCGCACTCGTTTGGTTGGTGGTTGGAGTGGTGACTCTGTGTATTATGATAAAGTAACTGACAGCGTCTACAAGACATCAAAAAATACACAGAGTGTTGTGCGATGGTTTGAGGCCGCGCGATGGTATGGTTATAATGTCCCAGGGGTGCATAGTGTTATTGGTGATACTATTCGTATGCAATATTTGCATACATACAGTGGTGACATAACCGACGTGCTGGAAACCGTTCATACCTTCGCTTCTCATCCGCCTCTGCAATCTGAACCTGTTAGCGCCGATTCATATATTGCACGTTGCCGAGATCGCGTCAAAGATGTATTATCTTTAGAAGACTATAGCTTCATATACCTTATGCTGAGCGAAGCTATGCGTCAAACACCAGCCACATTCTCTCATGGTGATTGTAGCGTTAGCAATATTATGAGTGGCCCTAACGATTCCACTTCGGCATATTTCATTGACCCAATCAATGACCCTACTCTTTACAGCTCATGGGTTATAGACATTGCTAAACTATATACATCAATTGCGCTAAATGATCCACTAGATGGTCAATTGGATCATATTGAATATTATTCAAACATTGAGTTTGAGGTTCTCAAAGCACATGAGATTGGTCACCTTTGCAGAATGTATCCATATGCAAAAGACAAACCATCTTTACTACAACACTTAAAAAATAAAATCAATGCTGCTCGACAAACAATCACTGGCTAAACTTATTGGCAAACCCATTGAAGAAATTCGTATAGGCTTTACGGCATCAACATTTGATCTCTTTCATGCAGGTCATACCGTTATGCTTATGGAAGCAAAACAATTGTGTGACTATCTAATTGTAGGATTATTGGTTGATCCCACAAAGGATCGTGCTGATACAAAGAACGCACCAGTTCAAAGTGTATTTGAGCGATACCTACAAGTATCAGCATGCAAATATGTGGACGAAATTATTCCCTTTGAAACCGAAAAGGATCTGGAAGATATGATTCTTACAATCAATCCTGATGTGCGCATTGTTGGCGAGGAATACCAAGGTACCAATCACACCGGAAAAGACCTTTGCCCAATCCATTACAACAAAAGAAGACACAGTTTCTCTACAAGTGAATTGAGATCGCGCGTCATTGCAAAGAAAAATTAACCACATATATAACTCTATGAAGATACTTATTACTGGAGGCTGCGGCTTCGTCGGAACAAATCTTATTCCTGATTTGTTAGAACTAGGGCATGATGTGATTGTAATTGACAATCTTGCGCACGGCTCATATATCCCTGAAGTGCATGATCGTGTCCGTTTTTTCAAATGCGATATTCGTGACCGTGAAGCAATGCATTTACACATTGGCAATATCAAACCTGACATTACTTTTCACTTTGCAGGCTTGGTTAGCATTTATGATTGCCATCGTGACACATCAAGTGCGGTTGACAACAACATTGTTGGTAGTGTAAATGTATTTGATGCACTGCTTGCAGCCGGTTGCCCACGCGTTGTTTTCTCTGAGACGAGTGCAGTATATGAAAATTGTGAGCTGCTACAAGATGGTTATTTTGAAGGCCAAAGCGATCCTACTACAGTGTATGCAAGCACTAAAGCAGCTGTTGCATTGCTTGCTGAAAGTTATGCACGCACCAAAGGATTGCGCTATACTGCATTGCGTTACTTTAATATTGCAGGGCCTATTCAAGACTACAAGCGCACTGTGCCTCCACTGTTTGCCGGCTTTGCTATTCGCATGATGGGAGGTAACAACCCAATCATCTTCGGCGATGGCCAACGTCGTAGGGACTTTATTCATGTTGATGACGTGAATGCTTTTCACGTTCAATGCTTAACCGATGATCGCACTATTGGCCAAACATACAATCTTGGGCGTGGACAAAGTTGTAGCCTATTTGAAATTGGTGATGCTGTTGCAGGTGTACTTAAAGCGCGTGGATATGAAGTGCCAGATGCAGTAGAATATACCTTTATGCCGGAAATCAACGGTGAAGCATTTGAAATATTTGCGGATATTCGCAAGGCGCTCTCGCTTGGCTGGTGCCCAAAGAAAAGTATCTCAACTGCACTTGATGATACAATTGCCTACCTTGAAAAAGAAATTGAGCGCGGCGGCATTGATCCTCTAACCTACATGGTTGACTTGAATACAGACAGCGTTAAGATTGGATAATATGAATGTATATGTAGGAAAGATTGGCAAGAGCATATTGTTTAATCGCGATTCATGGGGGAATATTGGCGGTGACTGCGAAGCGCCCAAGTATTATGAAAACCTATTTGCGCGTAATCCTAGCATTACATTTTACCTGTTGGGTTGCAATGACTTTTCACGTCTAAGCAGCAGCGAAAAGCAACGCATCAATGCGAATGGTAATGTGGTTGACATTTGGGGTAAGCAGTTTGTGGATTGGAAAAAGAACAATCCAATGGACAGTAAATTACACAATATAGAATACCTTAAAGAATATGTTGCACTCAATCATGTAAAGTTTGATGCTGGTGTTGTATTTACTGGTCCAACCGGTACTACCAACATTCCATTTAAGGTTACCAAAATGCGTAACCCTAGTGAGGTTGCAAGTCCTCTTGAAATGTTATGCAAATATGTTGCACCCATGACGGATTGGATGAATGATAATCGCCACATCCCATACATTCTCATTGTAAATGATCCACGCTTCTGGCCTCCTAATGCACGCGATTGGATTCATATGCCAACCATTGTCTTGTCACAATATGATGAAGATACGCGTGTAACAGTTCGTAAAAACTATACAGACAATGAAACGGTAGTGCACACCATTCCCAGTACCTATAGTGCAATGGAAACCATCTTTCTTATTGGACAAGATAAAGAAAAGCAAAGCGCCGAAACGGAAACTTCGTCGTTGGATACATTCTTTGGTGAAGACATACCAGAGCCGGCTGGTATAAAAGACATCAACTTTATGATTGTTCTCAATGAGGGGCGACCATCACGATACAACCTGTTGAAAGAAACCATTCTTAACCATGTACAAGATGTAGCAATCTATGGCAAATGGGATGAGCGTACTATTGGAACAGACTCTCGTTTTAAAGGCAGCTTACCGTTCCATGAATTGCAAAGCATGCTGCCCCGCGTAAAATATACTTATTGCATTCCTATCAAAAAAGGATGGGTCACCATGAAGTTCTGGGAGATGGCTCATTATGGAATCATACCATTCCTGCATCCAACTTATGATGAACAAAACCATTTAAATGCTCCACAGTTCTTGCGTGTAAAGGACAGTAAAGACCTGTTTGATAAGATTGCATATCTTGAAAGTAATCCAGACGCATATACTAAGTTGCGCGATACTCTTGATACTATGTTAAAGCCATCATACTATTCTGGTGAGCATTTGAATGATGTTACGCTAGCTGCATTGAATAAGATTACGGGTCCCGGCAAAGTCCTATAAATCAATTTATGGAGAACGCACAAAAGAAATACACATACGCATCAATCGTACCGCTTATTGGCGGTGAATCACTTGGAGTCATGGAAGCACTAGATGGACAACTTCCAGAATACGTATTATCATATAGTCCCTTTGCAAGCAATGATGATCACTACATTCAATACATCCGCAACACAAAAGGATGGACTGGTGACTATATTCACCTTGACAAACAGCCTGATTATGTACCAGAATCGGTTGATGTTGTAAATTCCACCTGCCCTTGTGCTGGTTTGAGCAGCCTTAGCACTGCAAGCAGTGCAGATAGTGCAGTTAATGAATGGTTGTATACCACTGCTGAATATGTACTTGATAAAGTAGGTCCTAAAGTATTTTGGGGCGAGAATGCTCCACGTTTATACAGCAACATGGGTAAAAAAGTCGCAGACCGTTTGTTTGCTATCGGCGAAAAGTATGGGTATAGCTTAAACTTGTATTATACTGAAAGCCGCCTTCACGGCCTGTCTCAAAAGCGCGGCCGCACATTCTACTTCTTTACTAAGAGTACATCTGCTCCGTTATTTAGTTGGTTTAATGTTCCTGGAGAACCCATTGAAAACATCTTTAATATGGCATATGCTGATGGTGATCCAATGAATATCTCTTGCAATGAAGACGATCCCAATACCAATGGTTGGGCTGCATACGCCATGCACAAGACTGGTACTAAAGATATTAAAGAACTATATGACACCCTGGATGATACACAGAATCTTATTGTCTGGGCCGACGGCGGCTTAGGTGATAATCTTACAGTTGTATCGGAATGGATGGATGCGAATGGTTATACTAAAACTGCAGGACGTGCTCGGGATATGGCCGCTAAACGTGCAAAAGGTATGGGTTACTGGGCGCATGGCATTACTATGGTCAAAGGTATTATTCCTAGTCTGATTGGAGCATTGCCATTCTGGATGATTAATCCATTTACTCAAAGCTTTCCAACTGTACGTGACTGTCTCCGTGTTATGAAGATGCCTGAAGACTTTAATCTTGCATCATTGCACCCGCTTAAAACCAAGATTAATCACATCTGCCAAAATGTACCTGTAAGTACAGCTCGTGATATGATGCTTAATGTAGTAAAGTATCTTGATGGCGATGTTACTTGGAGTGAAAGTAACTATACCAAACAAAGCAATAAGAATAAGACGGTTGAATATCCTACACGTGTGCTGCTAAATAATTCTCATGAACTTGATGAATTTTTTAGTTTACATTCCAAGAAAAACCTGTTATAATAATATCTCAACGAAATAATATATGTCATCTGTACTAGAAAAACTAAAAAAGAATTGCCGAATTAAAGAAGCCGACGTCTTGGCTGACAGCGATTTTTATGCTGAAAAAGACATCACCTCCACAAGTGTACCAATGGTCAATGTCGCATTAAGTGGCAGTATTGACGGTGGATTGACCAGCGGCCTTACCGTTCTTGCTGGTCCATCAAAGCACTTTAAGACTAGCTTTGCATTGCTTATGGCCGGTGCATATCTTAAGAAACATAAAGATGCTTGTCTTATGTTTTATGATAGTGAATTTGGTAGTCCTCAGCAATACTTTGAAAGCTTTGGTATTGATACCAACCGAGTATTGCATATTCCCATTAAAAATATTGAAGAACTCAAGTTTGATATTGTGAATCAACTTGAGCAGATGGAGCGCAAGGATAAAGTAATTATTGTTATTGATAGTGTTGGTAACCTTGCGTCCAAAAAAGAATTGGAAGATGCAATGAATGAAAAGAGCGTGGCCGACATGACTCGTGCTAAAGCGCTTAAAGGATTGTTCCGTATGGTTACGCCATACCTTACAATGAAAAACATTTGCTTGCTTGCAATCAACCATACCTATCAAGAAATTGGATTGTTCCCAAAAGCTATTGTTAGTGGAGGTTGTGTTGCTGCGGGAACTCTTATTACTCTGCCTGATGGAACAACTAAACCGGTTGAAGACTTTATTGCTGGTGATAATGTTCAAACATTAGATGGCCCTAAAGAAGTTACTGCTGTTTGGAATCCAGACACGCTCGATGAAGGCGAACCGGAATGTTATGAAGTTACATTTGAGGATGGCCACACCATTGTTTGCAGTGATAAACACAAATTCATGATTGATGACCTTTGGGTAGAAGCAAAAGACCTAACGGTTGGACAAGATTGTAAAGTATTGATCTGATTCTTAAGTTCATCGGTTGTATAAATAAACCCATACAACCGATGAACTTAGTATATAAAATAACATTTAGTAAACGCAAAGTTGCTGGTATTTTACCATACCTTTATATTGGATCAAAGTCAAATTGCTCTTTTAAGAATGGCATAATATATGACGGCCGTAATAAACCTTATTATGGATCTTCAACATGGGAAAACTATAAAGAGATGGTGCAATCTGATATATGTGAAATAGAAATTTTATATTCGTCTGAAGATTATGAAAAAGTTCTTCAGCGTGAAGCGGAAGAACAAATAAAAGTATCTGCAGTGTCATCACCGGAATATTTTAATAAATCTATAGCAATGGAAAATACATTTCATAATCCAAATTATGCTACATATAAAAACAAAGAAACTGGAAAGATTGTTAGACTTTCCAGAGATGACTCATCAGTATTAAATGGTGAATATGTTGGTGTGACGTTTGGCAATAAATTATCAGAAGAAACCAAACAAAAAATCATTCGTTCTGGTAAAGATAACGGTTTTTATGGAAAAACCCATACTGAAGAAACTAGAAAAATTATTGGAGATAAAAATAAAGGCAATAAAAGAAAGCCTGAAGATATTGAATGGTTTAGAGAAAATGTAGCTAAAATAAACCGCACTCCAGAATGGAAAGCTAAAATAGGTAGATCTGATCTTGTAACATTAAAAAATGTTATCACTGGTGAAAATATCCGTGTCAGTAAACATGAAGCAATACAGCTAGATTCCGATGAATGGATTAACCCATATCGTTATAAAGTAATTACTCAAGGTCTTCAAATGCAAACATGCAAGCATTGCAATAGAGATATAGACACATCAAATTTTAAAAGATGGCATGGCGATAAATGTAAAAAAAGACCTTTACAAACAGAAGAAAATATATTATAATATAACATAATGAAAATTAAAGAAATTAAATCAATAGGGCGGCAAAAAGTATATGACCTTAGCGTTAAAGATGCTGAACACTATATTCTTAAGAATGGTGTTGTGACGCATAACACAGGCATCATGTATAGTGCGGACAATGTTTGGATTATTGGTCGCCAACAAGATAAAGATGGTACTGAAATTCAAGGTTATCACTTTGTAATCAATGTAGAAAAGAGTCGCTTTGTTAAAGAAAAAAGCAAAATTCCAATCAGCGTAAGCTGGGAAGGTGGCGTTCAAAAATGGAGCGGCCTATTGGATATTGCTATTCTTGGTGGCTATGTTCGCAAGCCAAAGAATGGTTGGTACCAAGCATGGGACATTGCAAAGGATGTTGAGTTGACTGGCAACCTGCGTGCTGCTCAAACCATGACTAAAGAATTCTGGGAGACTGTATTTAAGAATACTGACTTTGCGGAATATCTCAAAAACAAGTATACCATCGGCCTGCGCGACATGATGAATGACGTTGAAGTTAATCTTGATCGTGTTCCTGAGAGTGCAATCACCTTTGAAGAATCGCCTGAAGAACAAACAGATGACTGAGAAAAAAGACTATATTTTTGTCGAAAATGATTTACATAGCGATCAATACTCGATAAAATTATTGTCTGGACGTTGGGCGGGTGTGATCTATACATATGGACGCACCCGCCTTACTGAGGACAAAGAAAATGATGTCTTGAAGGTTTCATTTGTCTATAAGATTGAAAGCACTCCAGAAGGGCTGCTTAAGGAATCTCTAGACAAAGACACTGACTTTAAGAATCATATTGGAGACTTACTAAATCATCTATTATCACAAAGCGAATTTAAAATTGGAAACAACGATGCAAAAGAATCTTGAGGAAATAATCATTAAAAACCTGATACAAAATGAAATGTTTACGCGCAAAGCGCTTCCTCATTTAAAACCCGAATACTTTGAAGGGCAGCACAAAGTATTGTATGAGCTGATCTTGTCATTTATCAGTAAGTACAACAAGCTGCCAACTAGCAGCGTACTAGACATTGAGTTTCAAAATAGCGATTACATTAATCGCAATGACCATCATGAAGTGTTGAGTAGCATTCGTGATATTGATAGTCCTGCAAGTGTTGACTATGATTGGCTGGTGGACAACACTGAAAAGTGGTGTAAGGATCGTGCTGTGCATCTTGCAATTATGGAAGCTGTCAGTATTATTGACGGCAAAAGTAAAGATCAAACCGAAGGTGCAATTCCAACCATTCTTAGCAATGCATTGAGTGTTACCTTTGATACAAATGTTGGACATGACTATCTTGAGAATGCTGAAAGCCGCTATGACTTTTACCACAAGACCGAAGATAAAATTGCATTTGACCTTGAAATGCTTAACACCATTACAGGCGGAGGTATTCCTCGCAAGACGCTCAACATCATCTTGGCTGGCACAGCCTGCGGAAAAAGTTTAGGTATGTGCCATATGGCTAGTGCAGCACTATCAGAAGGGCGCAACGTATTGTATATCACAATGGAAATGGCCGAAGAAAAGATTGCTGAGCGTATTGATGCCAATCTATTCGATGTGCGTATTGATCAGTTGAAGGACTTGACTAAAGCATCATTCAATAATAAGGTTAAAGGTATCAGTGATAAAACCAAAGGCAAACTTGTTGTTAAGGAATATCCAACTGCGAGTGCACATGTCGGTCACTTCCGCGCATTGTTGCTTGAACTAAAATTAAAAAAGAAGTTTGAGCCAGACATCATTTATATTGACTATCTAAACATTTGCGCGAGCAGCCGTATGAAAGGATTGAGCGGAAGCATCAATACATATAGTCTTATTAAAAGTATTGCCGAAGAGATTCGCGGATTGGCTGTTGAATTTAATGTACCCATTTGGAGTGCAACTCAAGTTACACGATCGGGATATCAATCGTCGGATATTGAAATTACGGATACCAGCGAAAGTTTTGGACTACCTGCAACCGCTGACTTGATGATTGCATTTATTCGTACAGAACAACTTGACAAGATGAATCAAATTATGGTCAAACAACTTAAGAATCGTTACAATGATTCATCAACTAATAAACGATTCACAATTGGCATCGATCTTGCAAAGATGAGACTGTATGATGTTAGCGATCCAACCGCAAATATTATGAGTGATGACTCTTCGCAATCTGCTCCACAAACTCCTTTTGCTGCAGGGCGAAGCGGAGCAGCACGAAGTAATAAGTTTGACGATTTTAAAATCTAACTTTATTATAAATAACATATATGTCAAACGTAGTAAGTTTTAAAAGTTATTTGGCTGAGGCCATGTCAACCTCGTCAGTCGATAAATCAGCATTCCTAATTGCTAAATATCTAAAGAAGAAAACTGGTGTAATCCTGTTTCGTTATCCTGGCCTTGAAGCATTTAAGAACGCTGATGGAGCAGGCTTTGGTTTGCGTTTCTATTCTAGCAAAAAGAATATGTCATTGCGTTTCAACTGGAAAAGCACTAGTCAAGCTGGCTATTCAAATCTTGCAAGCATTGATTTTTGGAATGGTAAAACACCAGCACCTTTCCATATTGAATTTGATCAGACTGTAAGCGTTGTTAAAGTATTGCCACTCATTGCAGATGCACTTAAAAACAACAGCATTGAGCTGGGCAAGATTCGTACCATGCCTGATGATGTGCCACTCAACGAAGATTTTAATTATGATTTTTTAGCTGAAGCCGCTAGCCCAGTAGATATTCTTAATGATATCTTGGATATGGTTACCGAACCTTCCTTCGCAAAAGGCAAGGTATATACCAAACACAAGAGTGCTGGTCAGAAGATTTTTGATCAGCTTGAAACCTCATACCCATCGCTGTTTGTCAAGACTGGCACAAAGTTCACATGGGCTGGTAAAGCAAAGGACATCGAAAAGATTCGCAAAGAACAAGGTGCGCTGCTTGATGCAACTGGCAGTGTTGAAGCAAAGGTAACGCGTGGCTCTGCTAAAGAAAAGTATGTTATATCTCAAGAGATCAACGCTCTTGAAAGCGATCAAGAGCGCCTCACCTTTGAAGCTCAATTGGTCGACCTAGAGAATCTAGTTAAAATGACTGTTAGCGGTGCTGCCAATGCATTGTTTGTCAGTGGTAAAGGTGGCGTTGGTAAAACACATACAACCGAACAAATCCTTAGTAACCTTGGATTGCGCGATGGCGCTGGTTACTTTAAAAATACTGGTAGTGCGAGCGCTGCTGGTTTATACTCATTGCTGTTCCGCTATAAGGATAAGATCATCTTCTTTGATGATTCCGACGATGCATTGGGTGATCAAGAAGCACGCAACTTGTTGAAGGCCGCTACCGATACCAAGAAGATTCGTAAGTTGGTGTGGAACAAAATGGGTAAAAATGTTGCTGATCCTGATGACATGACCGATGAAGAAATTCTTGATGCAGGCTTGATTCCGCGTTATTTTGAATTTACAGGTAAAGTTATTTTTATTAGTAACCTTCCATTAAACAAACTTGATCCTGATGGCGCGCTGCGTACTCGTGCGTTCATTATCAATATTGATCCAACTGAAGCTGAAATTTATGATTTCATGGATAAAATTGTTGGTAAGATTACTCTTGAGGATGGTCTTCAGCTGGATGATAAAGCACGTAAGCATGTTGTTGACCTGTTGCGCAAAGGCAAGAGCAAACAAAGTGCTAACCTTCGTAAATTATCACGCGGCCTAAACATGAGTGCTGGTGCTATTGCAAGTGGCGTTGAAATTAGTGATGCCGAACTGTCACGAATGATTGAATCATATGCTTGACCCTCAGTGATTAAATTTAGTATATACGGCTGCGGCGCAGATAAGCGATTAAAACGTCGCATTGGTGCTGCAGCCGTTTTCTTTTTGAAGGCGTTGATTCCGCGTAAGCGTAACATCGAAATACGTATAAAATTGGTCAAGGGTATGTTGGCTAATGAAAATACATACGGTGAATGCTATGATTTGGATGCGTCACAGCACAATGATTATTATACAATTCGTCTAGACTATAATGATAATGATACTGATACTCTAATACGCACTCTTGCACATGAAATGATTCATATCAAACAGTTTTCTCGTGGAGAATTGAGGATGTTATATTCAGGATATTGTGCGCGATGGAAAGGTAAAAATTATGCTGACAATACCGACTATGAAGAATGCCCGTGGGAAATAGAAGCAAACACTTTAGAGCCAGCTTTATCAGCCGCATTTATATCCAAATACCCTTTGGTATAAATAACTATAATTCACATTATGTCAAACTTAGCCGGAAAAGAATTATATAAGTACGATTGGCGTGCCGAAGTTTTTCTTAAAAAACTTAAGAACAGTGAAGCGTTTGAATTGGAGAATGGCAAAAAAGTGGTATTCATACCAGCTAAAGACGTTATCAACATCATTACCAAAAGACTGCCCACAAGCGCTATACGATTACTTGATGGCAAAGGCAATACATATTCGCTAAAGGATATTGCAAAAAATTCAGAATTTGGTGGGCGTGGTAGCGGCGGCGGAACTGTTAAAGAGGACCGCGAATTGGCTTCTTTGATAGAACAAATTGATGCTGCAAAAAGCGACATTGCCGCTGCTACAATCAAAATAAAAGTTGGCAATAAAACTTATGATGTGTATGGTGCAGCTAGTACTGCAGGAACTCCTAAGAGCGACTTTCACTTATTGGATATTGACGGCAAAGAGATTGTTTGGCTATCACATAAAGATGGCAATAAAGCAAAAGACTTTCAACAATGGGGTGGTATAAGTTCAGCAAAAGAACCAACAATTTTTGCTCACAAAGAAACTCAAAAATTTATAGCCGATCTTAAAAGAGATTATCCTGATGGTTTGCCACCTGCTACTACACTATATCGTAAAATTAAAGATGACAAGTTGAAAATGCTTAGTGTATATGGCAATAAGTACGGTGGCACACTTGGTCAACAAAATGTTAGCATGCTGTTGCAAGGACCAGTTAAACTCGTCAAGAAGGGTAAGCATTATGAATTGTCTGCCAATCACGTTCATTATAATGGTGATAGCGTAGATGGCGATGGATATGATCCGGTTCTTATGGCTATATACAAAGGTGATCGTAGTGATGCTGGCGTAAAAGGCACACGCATTGTAATCAGTCCAGTAGGTGGACGCAAAGGAATTGAATATAAATGATATCATTTAAACAACACTATTTGACCGAAGGTGCAAACCTAGCACCAGCCGAACTATACAAATATGATTGGCGTGTTGACATGTTTCTTGACAAATACAAGAACAGTCAACCATTAACATTAGCGGCGGGTGGCGAAGTGGTATTGCGTTATGACGCAAAGACTGCAGCTGACGTTAAAGCTAAAAATAACCCAGGCAAGATTGTTTTCCATTCTGCTAAAGATGATGCAACATACGCTCTTAAAGACTTTGCTAAAACCAAAGAATTTGGTGGAGGAGGCGGCAAAGGTGCTGGTGCAGATGTTACACGTACTACAGAAAGTGCACAAGCCGTATATGCAGCTGCCCGATGGGCTGGCAGCAAAAACTATACCGCTATTGATTTGGAACGCGCATATAACAGCTGCAAAGTAGATGAACCATTTGAAAACATATTGAATGGTTTATCACCAGCATGGCGTGATAGCTGTATTCTTGGTGCTGAAGCATTGCATAAAAAATACAGCAAAAAGAATTATACTTTCCATCGTGGCAGCGACTGGGTAGAGTCACTTGAAAAAACATTCAAGAAACTCAACAGTGCCGAAAAGATATTTTTGAATGTCAACAAATGGAGTCCAGCTGACATCTATATGGTATCGCCAGCTGGTGCTGCGGTTAAACTTGCGGCTGCTACAAATATTATAGAATTGAATGGATTGCTTCTTGAGGCAATGCGCGCTGGTGATATAGTTGGTGTATCTCTAAAGCTGCTCAAAGGAGGTGTCAAGATGTCAACTTACAATGCTGGTGATGAAAAGCATACCATTGAATTTGACAAGTTTACAACTGGCAATAAAGGATTCTTTAGCGGTAAGGATATCTATATGTATTTCTCACAGAATGGCAAAATACAATTCCGTACCTTTCCTGAAACTTTCCAAGGCGAAATCAAAGGGAAGAATGCTAATCAAGGTAAACTTAGCTATGGTCCAATTCAAACTGTATTGCGTCACCTTCGATTGCCGCAACTGATTGACATCAAAACTTTACGTAAAGCATTGGCTGAAAGCGATGAGAAAACGTATAAAGAGTTTTACGAGAATTATACACGCTATTCGATGGACTCTTCAAAGTTGCAATACAACGCATTCGTTGAAGAATGTAAAGCCAAAGGTGTTAGCTGGGCCTTTAGCAAATTCCTAGGATGTCAGCTTATAGATATAGTCAAGAGCAGTCATCGCGAAGATGATTTTATTACTTCATGCATTCAATATGCAAGCAGCAGTTCAGACTTGAGCGCACCTTTTATCAAATTAGAATAATATGTTATCATTTAAACAACACATAGCCGAAGCTAGCGTCTTCAATGTGGGTATATTATAAATAACATTATGTTTATATACCTCACTACCAACGTAATTAACAATAAGAAATATATTGGAATGTGCACACGCGAGGCACCTAATTATTTAGGTAGCGGTACATTACTAAAACAGAGCATTAAAAAATACGGTAAAGAAAATTTTAAAAGACAAATACTGCAAGAATGTTTTACATTTGAAGAATTATGCAAGGCTGAAGATTATTGGATTATTAAATATAATGCCGTTGAATCTAAAGACTTTTATAATTTAAATAAAGGTGGAATGGGTGGTAATTCTGAATTATTAAAATCATACTGGTCAACCCTATCGGAATCAGAACGAAAAACTAATAGAAATTGGAATGGCCATTTTTGCAATTCAAAGCTATCTCGTGACGTATATGACGATCCAAAATGGCGTGATAAAGTATCAAAAAGCGTAACTGAATCATGGGCAAATTTAACAGCTGAAGAATCCATTGCTAGACGAGAAGCAATTAAAAAAGGTATTGCTGAAAAACGTGACTTTAGCGGAGATAAAAATCCAATGGCTGGTAGATCTATTGTAAAAGAAAAGAATTTAAAATGGTATACTGACGGAACATTAAGCATATATGTTACCGAAGGAACTCAACCGGATGGCTTTTATAAAGGAAGAAAATTTAAAAATAAACAATGAAATCATTTAAAGAATATCTGTCTGAATCCACCACACCTGGTAAAAATGTTCATCTTATGCATCTTGAGGATGCTGTATTATACGGAGGTGTTGAAGGAACGCGGGATGCAATCAATGCACTGCGCAGCCTGCGTGATATGTTGGCTGGCAACAGCAATGGAGCAGTTGATGTTACTGTCAAATGGGATGGTGCTCCGGCCGTGTTCTGTGGCGTTGATCCAAGTGACGGACAATTCTTCGTAGCTAAGAAAGGTATCTTCAATAAGAACCCAAAGGTATATAAAAGTATAGCTGATGTAAAAGCAGACACAAGTGGCGAACTTGCTGACAAACTGAGTGTTGCTTACGTCGAACTAAAGAAACTCGGTATTAAGAATGTTATACAAGGCGACCTGATGTTTACCAAAGGTGACCTAAAAAAGGTTAGTATTGAAGGAGAAAAGTATGTTGTGTTTCAACCCAATACCATTGCATATGCTGTCCCAGCTGAAAGCGAATTGGCTGATACGCTAAAGAAGGCAAATCTTGGCATTGTATTTCACACATCATACAATGGCAGTAGTTTTGAGAGTATGACTGCTAGTTATGGCGTTGACACACGATCTCTTAAAAAGTTGCCTAGTGTATGGTATCAAGATGCAACCATCCATGACCTGAGCGGTAAGGCTACACTGACAGCAGCTGATACGGCACAAGTTACGGCTGCACTATCTGAAGCAGGTAAGATCTTTCAAAAGATTAGCAGCACCACTCTAAAAGCTATCGAACAGGATGCTGAATTTGCAACTACTCTTGAAACATACAACAACACATACGTTCGCAAAGGAGAAACCGTAACCGATACAAAGGCTCATGTAAATGGACTTATTGCATGGGCAACCAAAAAGTTTGATGCTGATGTAGCAAGCAAGAAAAGTGAAAAAGGTCAGGCTGCGGCAAGCGCGCGCAAAGATGCTTACCTAGCATTTTTCAATGCTTCCAATAAAGCAAATCTTGACTTGATGTATCAGTTACAAAATGCTATTGTCAAGGCCAAGTTGATTATTATACAAAAGCTTGACAGCCTTAAAAAGATAAATACCTTTGTCAAAACAAGTGATGGATTCCGCGTAACCAGTCAAGAAGGCTTTGTTGCTATTGACCATCTTAAAGGCGGCGCAGTCAAACTGGTCGACCGCATGACATTTAGTAAAAACAATTTCGATCCAAACATAATCAAAGGCTGGCAAAAATGAATATACAAGACGACCCATTGGTAAATATAGCACGAGCTATACTTGAAGGCACAGCCCATAAGTTTGGTGATATGGTAACAGCATCTAGCATCAATGCAACTGAGCTGCGGTATGAAACGCAAAAGATCGACCACAAGTATGGTAACTTTGCTGAATACATTGACCCTACTGAAGGCGCTGGTGGAGGTACAGATGGTATGTTTATTGACAAACAATGGGAGAAATTCTATAAAGCAAACGACCTGCGTTTTACGGTATTTAGTTATATGCTTGATCTCTTTACTCCCAAGAGCAAAACACTACTTGCTCTTTCAAAACAGATGGTGGAATTGCCGGCATATCAAAGCAGCCCAGAAAAATATGCATTGATTGATGAAGTTAAAGAAACATACACTCATGTAGGTGTGGTACGTCCTACCGAAAAGTATCGTTTTATAGTTGATGAAGCAACCTGGAAAGCATTGCCGAGTGAAGTGATTGGCAATACGTCATATGACTATAGCTTCCATGCTGGTGAAGGCACCGTTGACAGTTTCCTGATGGCAATTGGTGGCAGCGAAGCAGATGTTAAAAGCAAACTTAAAAAGGGCCTGAGTAAAGTCAAAGCAGAATATATTGGCAATGCGATGGAACTTAAATATGCACAGAAAGGTGCAGTAGGACGCTAATATAAATATAATACTATGAGTAAACCGTTTTCATTTCGTGACTTGATGGTAGTTGACCAGACCGAAGGGTCTTGGGATGACGCCATCGGATTGATTGCCTACCAATATAAAAAGCGGCGCCGTGGACTACTTGGCGAAGCTGTTGAGGACAAGTGTGCAGAATGCGATTGTGAACCTTGTGTTTGTGATGAATCTCTTGAAGCACAATTTGACGCATTGACAGCGGTTGATGATAGCCTATAAATCATAATATGATCAAGTCCTTTAAGTCATTTACTGAAGAACGCACTAATGGCGTAGTAGTTACCTTTGGGCGATACAATCCACCAACTATTGGCCATGAAAAATTATTTGATGCGGTCTCAAAAATTGCAAAAGGTAAAAACTTTCTAATCTATTCATCTCAAAGCCATGACCTTAAAAATCCATTGGCCTATGAAGAAAAGATCAAGTTTCTTCGCAAAATGTTTCCACAATATGGACGCAGCATTATATCCGATAAAGGTGTAAAGAATGTATTTGATGTTGCGGTCAAAGCATATGAAGCTGGATATACCAAACTGACACTCGTTGTTGGCAGTGACCGTATTGATGAATTCACCAAGCTGCTAAACAAATATGATGCTGTTAAAGCTGGCCATGGTTACTATACATTCCGTGATGGCATTGAAGTAAAGAGTGCTGGAGAACGCGATCCTGATAGCGAAGGCGTAAGCGGCATGAGCGCTAGCAAAATGCGAGCAGCCGCTGCAGACAATGACCTTGAAGCTTTTGCAAAAGGCGTGCCCAAAACATTTGGTGAAGTTAAAGAATTGTTTAATGCAGTGCGAGTTGGATTGGGACTTAAAGAAAGCCACAACTTTCGCAAGCATGTACAATTTGTACCCATTTCAGAAAATCGCGAGCGCTATATTGCTGGCGAGATTTTCAACAAAGGCGATGTAATATACAGCGTCAAAACCGGAGAAGCTGAACTGATGGTATTGGAAAAGAAACCAAACTATGTGGTGTGTAAGAACCTACATACACTAGATGAAAGTAAAATTTTTGTTGCGGATCTCCGCCTAACCTTAGAACAAACAATATGAAAGAAAATCAATTATCTGAAGTTAAATCTTCTGCAAATCTTAAAGTAGGTGACGCCGTAAAAGTTACGGTTAGCAGTGGATCATACAATTGGTCAACTGGTAAAACTACAAGTCCTGAGGTTACAGCCAAAGGTAAAATCCTTAAGATTGATCACAAAGAAAAAAGTGTTCACGCTGGAGATGTAGGCCCAATGTATACTGTGAAATTTAAAAATCCGCTCTCTGGTAGAATTGAAACAAATGAGTTTGGCAGTGTCATGCCTGAAAGCATTGAAACATCCTCTTTACAAACCGCCCGCCAAAAGCGTATTGTTGAACTTGCAACAAATAGTCCGTATGATGACTTGATCACATCCTTTGTTGAAAGCACAGGCGACTTTGAAAGCCTTAGCATTCTTGATATTAAAGAAAAGTATCACGCATTCATTGAAGCAAATACACCAGACTCCTATGAAGAAGGCGGTATTGTTGAAGGTGAATGCTTTAAGATTCGCTGCGTTGAAAGCCATGGCGGGTGCAGAGTAGGTGATACCTACCATGGCCGCTGGGTTGCTGGCCAAACCTCTAACCTATTGCGGCTACAAGTTGAAGATCTCCCAGGTGCTACTCAACATCCTATTGCTTTTTACAATAAAACAACCAACTACATCTCAATCCCAAAACAATTCACACTCTTATGAAAACACTATCACAAATCTTAAATTCAGCTTCCATTGTTGAAGACGCCAACTTGACAGAAGGTACCGCATGGAAGATTCTTAATACCACATTGCGTGGGCTCGGTTTTGAAGCGGCTACAGGCAATGACCTGCGTGGCTTTAAAGGTGTTCCAAAAGAAGATATTCTTAACTTGTTTGGTATTCCAATGCGTGCTGGCAAGTGGGCAGACGTATGGTTTGCTATTCTTGAAGACGATGTTTATATTGTAGTTAGCGGCAATCAAGTATATGAATATGGTCATATGGGCGATGCAATCAAAAGTATTCAAAAAATTGCCGTTCAACAAAAGAAGAATGTTACTGAGGAAACACTTGAAGAGAAGTTGAGCGCAGACGATGATGCAGGTGTATGGATTAGCGATTTTGTAAAGAGTGCCGATCCACGTTTTGAAGGCAAGAGTAAAAAGGAACGCATCAAGATGGCACTAGGTGCTTATTATGCTGCGCAAAACGAAGAGTTTGAAACCGAAGGAACTCAACTTGACGAAGAAGTTGACTATTATAAATTCAAACAGTTGGCTATCCTTGGATTGTTAACTCCAGGCGATGCAAATAAAGCAGCTCTTGGTATGAAAGCTATTGAAGGCGGTCATCCTCCAACTCAAGAACAAAAGAAAATCATTGGTGATACTCTTGTTCTATTGGTTAGTATGATTACAGGCGATAGCGCAATATTAAACAAACTAAAGAAGACTGCTCGTGACGCTAAAACACCTGCGGCATAAACAGTCTAATGGTTCTTTCTCTATTGCAACGGTACTCCCTTCGGGAACCTACGGTAACAACTGATGTAACAAGATTGTTTAATTAAGCAACCTTAACGTATCATATGGTATACAATATTGCACCATTTCGTATAAAGTATTATACCATATGACATTAAACTTGTAAAGGATAAAATTCATAAATTACAAAATAAATGCAATTCGACGGAAGAAAACAAATTGTTAAGAGTGTTCAAGCTGCATTGGGTTTGGATGCTGATGGTGTTGACGGCGCACACACATGGACTGCTATTGCAGCTAAGATTGGTGTAGCTGCAGCTACTGTTGCACCAGTATCAACCTCAACCGTTGTTGGTATTGGTGACGCTGCCTATAAACTTATTCTTAAGTATGAAGTGGGTGGAGGGGCAAGCTATTACAATAAAGCATTGAAGCACCCATGTTACCCAGGTGGTGAAAGTGGTGTTACCATTGGTATTGGTTATGATATGGGTTACAATACTACTGCTCAATTTGCAGACGACTGGAAAGGTGTATTGAGCGATTCGGATTATGGTCGCCTTGTGTCACACCTTGGCAAAAAGAGTGGCGCTGCAAAGGCTGCAATCAGTAGTGTTAAAGATATTAGTATACCTTGGGAAGATGCTGAAGTTGTATTCAAAAGCAATACACTACCGCGCTTTATCAAGGAAACTGTTCGTGCATTCCCAGGCTCTGAACGACTACACGAGGACGCCTTTGGCGCACTTGTAAGTTTGGTATTTAATCGTGGTGGCAGCACAACTGGCAGTTCACGTGCTGAAATGTTAAACATCAAGAATGCGATTGCTGCCAATCGTGCCGACATTTACAACTACATTGCAGATCAAATCGTTGATATGAAACGTCTTTGGGTTGGCAAAGGTTTGGATGGATTACTTACACGCCGCGATGAAGAAGCAAAGATGGTTAAAAGCTGTGCTTAATTATAAATAGATTGTTATGCCACACTATACCGCTCCTCGCACGTTGTCTCGTAAGATTGAGGATTATCTTGACTATGGGTTTACCAGCAATTCTTCAAGTGCTGCAACTGCAACCTCAACAGCATCTGACGGGTTTGGGCGCCTTCGTGTGGCTGAACCTTATACATTATTTGATAGTCAGCATCGATATTCAGAAAATAAAAAATGGAATAATGTTCTTACCGGAACTGGTGCAGTAGCTTATATACAAAGTGAAAGCGCTGTTGACTTAAAGGCGCCAGCCGGTGCTGGAACTGTGACGAGACAAAGCAATGTTGTATTTCCTTATCAGCCAGGAAAATCATTGCTCTTAATGAATAGTTTTGCTTTCAGTGCCCGTACCACAACCGGATCAAAAACAGTTACGCAACGAATCGGTTATTTTAGCAGTGATAATGGCATTTATCTTGAACAAACAAACGGCACCGCCGATGTAGTGACGCCTCGTAATGGTAATGGCTTACGATTTGTATTGCGATCAGACAGCACAAATACAACAGTTGGCAATTCAACAGAAATTTCTGTTGAGCAGGCAAATTGGAATGGCGATAAGTTTGACGGAACCGGAATTAGTGGCAGAATTTTAGATATTAGTAAATCAAATATATTCTGGATGGATATCGAATGGCTGGGTGTTGGTGATGTTCGTTGCGGATTTATTGTTGACGGCCGAATGGTTGTTGCACATACATTCCATAATGATAATATCAACACCACTTCCTATATGACAACCGCGGTGTTGCCTATAAGATATGAATTGACCAACACTGGTTCTACAAGCCCATTCATTAAACAGGTATGTAATACTGTAATTAGTGAAGGTGGTTTTAACCCAACTAGCATTACATATAATCAATTAGCAACCGCTAATATATCATCGGCCAATCTTCGTACTGCAGCCACAGATGGATTATTCTATAATGTAGTTTCAATACGATTGGCCACAGGCAAAACTGATGGTATAATTATTCCTACTGATATTGAATTGCTAGGAGAAAGTAACAAATCATATCAATGGGCTTTACTTCGTAACGCTACATTTGGCACCGCTCCTACATGGACAACACATGCGGATTGTGACACAGCCGAATTTACAACTAGTGTATCAACGATCACCGGCGGTGTGTTGGTAAAGACTGGATATTTCACAAGTAATAGTGGAAGTGTTAACACCACACTGGCTGCCGATGTTACATTACAAATTGGTAGAACTATAGCTGGAGTGTCTGATACGTATACTGTTGCAATTACATCGACTGGCACAAACACAAAATATACAGGCAGCCTTGCATGGTATCAAATCATATGAAGACATTACAACAAATCCTGGAGACTCCAACATTTACGCTGTTTGAAGCGGCCGAATATGATGGGCGAGAAGTAACACTCAACAAGCCATTTCGCAGCGATGACGATAAACATAAGTTTTATGTATATGTCAAAAATGAAAAAGGTAATGTAATCAAACTTGGTTTTGGCGATCCTAATATGGAAATCAAACGAGACGACCCAGCACGTCTAAAAAGTTATCGTGCACGCCATGGATGTGATACAGATCCCGGCCCAAAGTGGAAAGCTAACTATTGGAGCTGCAGATTCTGGGAAGCAGGCAAGAGTGTTAGCGACTTGCTTAAAAAATAATGTATATAACTAAAAATGCAGTATACTTGCATGTGCCTAAAACCGGCGGAACATGGATGGATTCTGTATTAAGCAGCATTATAACAGAAGGCCATGATTGCAATTTGGATTGGATGCCAAAAGAATATACTCATTGCTTTGCAGCAGTAAGAAATCCTTGGGCATGGTATGTTTCTCTTTATAAGTTTTGTATATACGGTTCAGAAATGGAAATGCCAATTTGGCCGCAAAGCATTATGATGACATTTGGTGTTAAGACTGTATCATTTGAAACATTCTTAAAAACTCTATTGTCGCCATCACATCAATTTAAGCATGACCTTATTAAAAACAACCGCATTGTAATGATGCAAAATTATTTTGTTGATTCGGATGATTGGGAATTGCAAAAAAGATTAAAGAATACATATAAGCCTATTGCTCGTGAATGGTTAAATAATCAATATGATTATTATACACACGTTTGTAACCTTTATTTACAACATGCAACAGTAATTGGTAAAACCGAAACATTAAAAGATGACTTGTCAGCATTTATAACAGCTGTAGGAGATATGACACCACAGGTAAAGTACCAACTTAACAATATGTTGCCAATAAATACTACTACAAAGGATGACTATTGTGAATACTATTCAAAATCATTGCGTGATTTGGTATATGATCATGCTAAAGAAGTCATAAATAAATTTGGTTATACATTTGAATATGAAACGTACGCATGACTTGACAGAAAAGAATTTTCTACTGTATGCAGCTACCAATTATAACAATCCACGCTGCCTTGATGTAAAAGAATTTCATGAGGACCTTAATCGTCTTAAATATATCAAAAAGCTTTTAAAGAAATACCAAGAAAAAAGTATACTTCAGGAACGACTGATTTTAAATCATTTGATCATTATGCACAACGTGTTTAACATCTCTGCAGCAACGCGCATGTGCTTTTTTAAAATCAAAGAAACACATTGGCCCGCATTAAAAACTTTTTTGCTCTATCTTAACTATATTCCTGAAGGAGAATATCTTAACATACCTATTGACTTGCGGGTTGCACGAGTACTTCAAAAATTATAAATACATTATGGGATTCTTTTCAACTGCTACAGACACATACTTTGCATTTCGTTTCCTGCGACTGCTTACTACTCCTTGGGAAAAAACAGGTGCTTACAAACTGGGTATAGTTGATGCCGAAGGAAAGGTATTGCGTAAGCCAATCGACATGAGCGAACGCAGTAAATACAACATCTTTCACAGATTGGTATTTCGCATAAAGCGACTGCTCAATAAGATTCCATTTGGTAAAACAACCGTAGCTAGCTATCTTGCTGCGCTGTGGCTTATTAAAGAACATACAGGTATCAGCGACAAAAGAATGCACAGTATATTGCATGAAGTTACTGGCGTTGACATTGACATGAATAGCCTCATTGAAAGCACATGGTATATCAATGAGGACTCTACGCTGCAAGGCGGTGTATATTCACTTGCAAGAAACATTGCATTCCCAAGCACAGGTGAAGAACTTCAAATTATAAATACCCAAGTGGTTGTAAAAGAAAACGCGGTTGCGGTTGGATCAATTTTAGGTGTGCCCGTTTATGAAGTATGCCATGTAAAAACCAAACAGACCCTATTTGTAACACCGCACGACCTTAAAAGATGAACGCTAAAGAAGATACCACCACCGCAAATGTAGCATTGCCAGCAACTGGTAATCGCCCTCATGACAACAGCGACAGCATGATTCGTCGCAAAAAGTTTATGCAGTTTGATGTTAATAGCGATACATTTCGCAAGTTTGAAACTGGTCGCAATCGGTTTGAGCGCTGGAGCAAATACTTAAATCTGCAAGATGACGCTGAAAAAGCAATTTACGATTATGCAATGAAAAATCGTGATCATACCATCATACTGCGCAATGGAGATACTGGTGCAATGCGCAGCATACGTCGTCGTGCGCTTAATGAAGCCGACACAAAAATAGCAAACTATGAGGGATTCTTTAAACCGGTTGACACTCAAATTGACTATGACCCAACTCAATTAAAAGCGGGTATAAGTGTAGAGTCAGAACATACACCGCATACAGAAATTGCTACCATAATAGCTAAACATCATTTAGCTGAGGATCCTGAGTATTATGTTAAGCTCAAGAAGTACGTCGAGACTAAAGGCGCATAAACTGCAAAATAAAGATTTACATATGTAGAAATTTGATATATAATTTCTATAGAAGCGGGCTACTTCACTGTAGCCTATTTTTTTACTAAACTTTCTTTAAACAAATGAATAACACTACTGCAACCACAATCTTTGACGAGCAAGTCTCGCGCAAACCAAACAGATACCCATGGACCGAACAATTCATTCAAGCAATGCATGATGGATTTTGGACTGACAAAGAATTTAGTTTTCAGCCGGATGTACATGACTTTAAAACAGTTCTTGATGATCGCCGTCGCGAAATTGTTATACGTACATTAAGCGCAATTGGTCAAATTGAGGTTGCTGTAAAAACCTTTTGGGCAAAGCTTGGCGATAACTTGCCGCATCCATCGCTGCAGGACTTAGGTTTTGTTATGGCTAATACTGAAGTGATTCACAACAACGCATATGAGCGTTTGATTAGTGTATTGGATATGGAAGATGTATTTGAAGAGAATCTTAAATTGGAATGGATTCAAGGGCGTGTTAAATATCTAAAGAAGTATACACACCGCTTTTATAAGGACAGCAACAAACAATACTTGTATGCATTAACGCTCTTTACACTGTTTGTTGAGAACGTTAGCTTGTTTAGCCAATTTTATATTATCAATTGGTTTAAGACTTTTGAAAATGTATTGCCGCATGCTGATCAACAAGTTAAGTATACGCGCAATGAAGAAAACATTCATGCGTTGGTTGGTGTTCAAATTATCAATACTATGAGGAAGGAATTGCCTGATATGTTTGATGATGAGTTGGAAGAGCGTATTATTGCTGCTGCACATGAAGCATATAAAGCAGAAAGCAAGATTGTGGATTGGATGATTAACGGCATCAATGAAACAGGCTTGAGCGCACCAATTCTTAAAGAGTTTATCAAGAATCGTATCAATGAAAGCATGACCCAAATTGGATTCCGCAAACCATTTGATATTGATGAAGCATTGATTGCTGAGACAATGTGGTTTGACGAACAGCTTCATGGCAACAACATGACTGACTTTTTTGCAAGCCGCCCAGTTGAATATAGCAAGAAAAATCAAAGCTTTGGCGAGGATGACTTGTTCTAATATATACTTTAGATTATGAGTAAAGAAGACATTTATTGGTTGAATAAAGATAGCCGCAAGTTCCTAAGCAGAGGCTATGTACTTGAGGAAGCTGGAGAAACTGCGGAAAGCCGCATGCGTGATATTGCTGTTGCGGCTGAAACACGATTAGGAATCTCTGGATTTGCTGACAAGTTTGAAAGCTATCTACACAAAGGATTCTATTCACTAAGCAGCCCAATTTGGAGTAATAGTGGTCGTGAGCGTGGATTGCCTATCAGTTGTTTTGGTACATACATTGATGATACCCTTGAAGAGATTGCTGGTTATAAAATCTCTGAAATCACAATGATGACAAAAAATGGAGGAGGTACTAGTGCATACTTTGGAGCATTGCGCGGCCGCGGCACTCCTATTAGTACTGGTGGAACAAGCACCGGCGCGGTTCACTTCATGGAGCTTTATGACAAACTGATGAGTGTGGTATCTCAAGGTAATGTTCGTCGTGGCAGCTTTGCGGCATACCTGCCAATTGACCATCCTGACATTGAAGAATTCTTAAAAATCAAAGGAGAAGGCCACACCATTCAGGACATGAGTATTGGCGTTACGGTTAGTGACGCATGGATGAAGCGCATGATTGATGGTGATAAAGATGCACGCAAGACATGGGGATTAGTCATCAAGAAGCGTTTTGAAAGTGGTTATCCATACCTGTTCTTTAGTGATACCGCAAACAATGGCGCGCCTCAAGTATACAAGGACAAAGGTAAAACAATTTTTGCTAGCAACCTTTGCAATGAAATTTACCTAAGCACAAGTAAAGATGAAAGCTTTGTGTGTAACCTATCTTCCATCAACCTTGAGCGTTGGGATGACCTAAAAGATACTGACGCAATTGAAACATTGGTATATTTCCTTGATAGTGTTATGACTGAATTTATTGACAAGACCGAAGGAATGGCGCATATGGATGCTCCGCGTCGTTTTGCAATCAATCAGCGCGCATTGGGTGTAGGTGTTCTTGGCTGGCACAGTTACCTGCAAAGTAAAGCCTTGCCATTTGAAAGTATGGAAGCCAAGATGGAAAATATTGGTATCTTTAAGACGCTGCGCGAAAAGTGTGACTCTGCTACAGAGCAACTTGCGGCCTTGTATGGCGAACCTGAATTGCTAACTGGCTATGGCCGACGCAACGCAACAACCATTGCAATTGCACCAACCACAAGTTCATCATTTATTCTAGGCCAAGTAAGCCCAAGCATTGAACCTCTTAACAGTAACTATTTTGTTAAGGATCTTGCAAAGGGTAAATTTACATATAAGAATCCATACCTAACAAAGTTGCTTAAGAGTAAAGGTTTGGACAACAGCGAAACTTGGCGTGATATTCTTATTCATGGCGGAAGTATTCAACATCTAACAACACTAACGGATGAAGAAAAAGCAGTATATAAAACCTTTGGTGAAATTGCTCAAAAGGAAATTGTTATACAGGCCGCTCAAAGACAACGATATATAGATCAAGGGCAAAGTCTCAATCTAATGATTGCGCCTAATGCCAAACCAAAAGAAGTAAACGAACTAATGATTTTTGCATGGGAAAGTGGAGTCAAAGGATTGTATTATCAACGTAGCGCAAATCCTGCTCAAGAGTTGGCGCGCAGTATCATGACATGTTCAACCTGTGAAGCATAATGACCGAAAAATCACCATCCGATAATCTTTCACCATTCTGGTATGCAGTTGGAACGCTGTTTAGTGTTCCACTATTGGTAATCATATTATTGATTACATCCGTTGTGTTTTTATGCACATGGCCAATCATTCCAATATTAGCTTACCATCAACGCAAAGAAGAACTAAAAGATAATGATTGAAACAAACAAATGCCCTAGTTGCAAACATGTGTATGAAATCATTTGGGACGATGATAACAGCGAATACTATAATGATATTCAAGATGAAGATGAGTTAGAAGAATTTGACGAATCAGAAGAGCTGTATCCTGAGTATTGCCCTTTCTGTGGTATTCATCGTGATTATAATGGAGAGGTTGACGCCAGCGATGATGAATTGCTTTGATATATAATACATGGAATGGTATTACGATGGAGAAGTATTTAGTGTTACACACGCGGTTGAAAAGATAGCTGAAGGTTACATTGGATTCATATATGAAGTAACCGACAATACCAATGGTAAAAAATACATTGGTAAAAAGCTATTAACCACAACCAAAAAATTACCTCCACTTAAAGGAACAAAGCGCAAGCGCAAAAAAATAGTACACAGCGATTGGCAAACATATTATGGAAGTAGCGAACTCGTTAAGCAGCTGGTTGAAGAACGGGAGGACACCTTCTCAAGAGAGATACTTGCGTTTGGTAAAGCAAAAGGCGAGCTGTCATACATTGAAGCAAAGTACCATTTTGACCGAGAAGTGCTCCTAAGTGACGATTACTATAATGCTTTTATCGGCTGCCGCATTCATTCGAAACATATAAAAAATCTGTGGAAAAAGTAGTTTACATTCTTTCGTTTTTAGATTATAATTACATACAACCAAATCAAAATGATTATAATCGACTATAGCGGAATCGCCATTTCAAGTGTCTTTAGCCAAGCAAAGAGCAATAAAATTGAAGAAGACTTTCTTCGACATATTATTCTAAATAGCCTGCGCATGTATAACCTCAAGTACCGTGATAAGTATGGTAAGATGGTTATTGCCTGCGACGGCGGCAGCTGGCGCAAAGATTACTATCCACAATATAAAGCAGCACGCCGTAAGAATCGCGAAGAAAGCAGCATGGACTGGAAGGAAATCTTCCGCATTCTCAATAATGTCAAAGCTGAAATTGTCGAGCATTTGCCATACACTGTAGTACAAACTGATAAGGCAGAAGCTGACGATGTTATTGCTGCACTCGTAGAAACCACTCAAGAATTTGGCAACTATGAGCCAGTCATGATTATTAGTGCCGACAAAGACTTTATTCAATTGCAGCGATATGATAATGTCGCACAATGGAGTCCAATGACCAAGAAGCTTATTAGCGATAAAAATCCTGCACGTTATCTGATGGAGCATGTTCTCAAAGGTGATAGCGGTGATGGCGTACCAAATGTTCTTAGTCCCGACAATACATTTACTGATAGCATTCGTCAAACCGCATTGCGTGCAACTAAAATTGATGAATGGATCTCAGCTGATAAAGCTGGCAAGCTGCAAAATGTTATGCCTGAGGAAACTTACCGCAATTATATTCGTAACCGTACCGTGATTGATCTTGAGCGAGTGCCTGCGGAAGTGCGTGATGCTATCCTTACAGAATACAACTCAGCTCCAGTTAAAAACAATAGTAAGGTTCTTAACTATCTGATATCTAAACGTTGCAATATGCTTATTAGCAGTGCATCAGAATTTTTCACCAAATAAACATATGATTAGAAGAATGCATGAAAAGTTACCGCATGAGGTATTTGAGCTGCTTGAAAAAACCACAAAGCTCAACGAGAGAATTGATACTCTAAAAAACAATAACAGCTATGTAATTGAGTTGCTGTTGCAATTGGCATTTATCCCAGGAGTTAAGTTTGATCTTCCTGAAGGAGCTCCTCCATTTAAGGCTGATGAAAGCCCTGCTGGATTGCAACCAACTCCTCTTAAGAAGCAGATTGATATACTGCGGAGGCTGCTAATTAGCAATCCTAATTTGCCGCGCTTAAAAAAAGAAATGCTGTTTATCAAATTGCTTGAGAATAGTCATGTCAAAGATGCAGAAATTATAATTGCGGTTAAAGATCAAAAGCTTAGTGAATTGTATCCATTGCTTACTGTTAGTTTAGTTAAGCAAGCATTTCCAAATCTGCTTCCACCAACAGCATGACCTATACATTTAAATGTACATCATGTGAGCATGAATGGGACGCAAGTCTGAGTATGGCTGACCGAGATGTTCCACTAACACAGCATTGTGTAGCATGTGCAGCTGAAGGTGAAGGAGTAATCAAACGCATCATTAGCAGCGCGCCGCGCATTTCATATGAGGGCGCTCAAACAGTATTACAACGCGCTGGTAGTGGATGGAATGATGTGCTGAAAAAGATTCAAAAGGCAAATGGCCGATACGCAAAGAAAAATATGGAAACCCGATAAAGAGTATGGGAAAGAGTCGCAAAAGCAAAGGGTCTAATGGTCGCAAACAATCATATTATGATGACGACTATAATGCTGGAAATAAAAAACTCAAAAAGAGTAAACACTCCGATAGTCGCAAAGACAAAAGCGTTGAAAGGGGTATCTTTATTGATTGGGGTACATTATGAATGAACGCAAAACTTTTGTTCATGATCCTGTAGATCTAGGTTATAACGAGCTGGGCGATGCTAGCGTCCCAGGCACTCGACTATATGTTACGCCTCAAGGAAAGAAGTATCCTAGTATTACAACTGTATTGAGCGTTCGCGGCAAAGAAGCTATCTATGAATGGCGCCGCCGTGTTGGTGAAGAAGAAGCTAATCGCGTCACTCGTCACGCCTGTGCTCGAGGAACAGCGCTACACACCATTGCTGAAAAGTATCTTAATAACGAACCTGATATATACAAAAAGGATGAGATGCCTCATGTTGTAGCATTATTCCGTAGTATTCAACCAATCCTTGACAACAACATAGGACGCGTTGTAATGCAGGAACGACCGCTATATAGTGATCATCTTGGAATTGCTGGAAGAGTTGATCTCGTTGCAGAATATGAAGGAAAACTTAGTGTCATTGATTTTAAAACCAGTAAGCGCGTTAAAACTCGAGAAGAGATTAGCAACTACTTCATACAAGCTGCCTTTTATGCCGCCGCCTTTTATGAAAGAACCGATATACCAGTTACGCAAAGCGTGATTATTATGGCTATAGATGATAATCCGGTTCCTATTGTTTTTAAAGAAAAAACTTATGGCTGGTTACCAAAGGTAATCGAATCAATAAAGTATTATAATCGAACTAAATTATTTGGCCATACTTAAATTATGATATTTACATTTTGAATTATGCCATCTTCTTATGGTAACAGCATTTAATGTAATTCCACAACAATCACACGTTAATAAACGAGTTTTAGCTTTTTCGCTTTGTTTAAGTTTTGTTTCATCACTTACATTTTTATCTTTGTGAGCAATTCCAATTTTATCTTTAGCTTCTTGCGTATGCAATCTTCCAGTACCAGCTATAGAAATTTTCATTTTAGTTTCTTCTGAAATTTCGCGTGGATTATTAGCCCATGCTTCTTTTAATTTACGAGATACTTTATCTTTAGCTTCTTGGGTATGCAATCTTCCAGTACTTCTAATTCTTATTTGTTCTTTAACTATATCACTTCTTTTTTTACCAGTATTTGAGAGTTTTATACGTTCTTTAACTTCATCACTTCTAGCTAACAAAGCATTAGTTATTTTTTGTTTAGTTTCTCCTGAGCGCTTTACTCCAAGTGGTGATCCGTCTAATGCGTTTTCCTCTATTAAATTTGCCCATTCTTCAGATTTAACTATATCGTTTGCATTAGAATATTCTAATGCAAATTTTGTAGCTTCATCAGCTATTTCAAATTCCCATACATTTAACGTGACTACAAATTGAGTTCCGTGTTTTTTAATATGCCTTAACCAATACTTACCAGATCCTAAATATGTTAACGGATCGCGTGTTGTGCATTTGCCAAAATACTTTAAACCTGTAACGGAATGTTGTTTTACATATATATAGATTATTAGAGGGCTCATAATTGTATTTATAAAAATTCAAGATTCAGTATATGCAATTATGTTTGATAAGAAAGTAATTAAAGAATACAATACCAAAAAACTATTCGGACATGGATAATACAAAAACTAAAAACAACAAAGGCCTGCTTGATCTGCTAACAAGTGGACCACCAGACAGTTTCTCAAGCGATTATGGATGTGTACGTGAGTATTACCTGAGCGATGAAATTGGACCACCCAGTGAATATATCAGTTGGTTCCATGAGATTCGCAACTGTCGTGAAACTGATGCAATCAAGATTCACATCAATTGCCCAGGAGGAAACTTATTTACAACCATTCAATTCCTTCAGGCATTACAGGAAACTGAAGCACATATCATTGTAAGTGTTGAAGGTGCATGCATGAGCGCAGCAACACTTATCTTTTTGGTGGCCGATGAATATATGATTACCAATCACAGCATGTTCTTGTTTCATAACTATAGTGCTGGAACAGTTGGCAAAGGTGGTGAAATGTATCATGGTATGGTGCATGAGCGCAAATGGAGTACTGGATTGTTTCAAGATATGTATACCGACTTCCTTACGCCTGAGGAAATTGTTGACATGACAAATGACAAAGATATTTGGCTGGATGCAAATCAAGTTCTTGAGCGCCTTGAAAAGCGCGGCAAGCTGATGGAGAAAAAAGCTAAAAAGGCTGGACAGACCAAAAAAATCGAATAAAAGTCCTTTACATGTTGTGGTTTTCTGTGTATAATAATACTCTAAGGAAACCACAACATGACACCTACTTCTTATGCAAATCTCGCTGGCACTCTTCGTGGATCATTGCTTTCGCTAAAATACAATCGAGACATCTCTAGCTTATTGGATAATGACGCTGCGAAACTTAAAGAGTTTCAGGCCATTATTGACTCTGCGATTGAGCGTGCCGAAAAACAAAATGTAAAGGAGGCTGTGGTGTGACGCCTGTAGCACCCAAAACAAAAACCACACTCGTCTTGACTGCAGGCTTTCAGGCCTGCGGATTCTTTAGTGCGCGCAGTGCAGTTCGCAATATGATTGTGGGCGGCGTTAAAGCATATGACTTGTATGGCAATATTCATGATTGGGATAGCTGGATTGCAAATGATGAATATCTTGTGCCAGATCATCCAGCGCTGCGCAGCGTTGACAGCTGTTGGGCCGTGCCTACAATTGTGGTGATCCCAGGATACTTTGGTACTTTTGGCAAGAGACGCAATCGTGTCATCAACTTGAGACAGCTATATTATGTGTATGATGGAGAATGTCAATACTGTCTCAAAAAGATTCCTTTTACGGCTGCAACACGAGATCATGTATTGCCACGCAGCAGAGGTGGAAGCAATGATGATAGCAACATTGTATTGAGTTGCAAAAAATGCAACAGCAAAAAGAGCAACAAGTTTCCATATCAAAACATCAAAGGCAGCAGTGTAAAACCAAAGATTCTTAATGATGTGGAGTTTGCTGCACTTAGCGAAAAAGTAGAGATTCGAGAAGAGTGGAAAACCTTCCTTGTATAAATAAGGTATAATGAATATCACTACAGCATATCGTCAAATGGCTCAAGCTTCATATGACCAAGCAATTGAAGCCAACCACGCTCTGGTTGAAGCCGCATCTTTTTATCGACTTCCAGGGAATGTTGTAGGCAATGAATTGTATGTTGTTGCTCGTGATCTCAAAAGCTTTGCGGACAGTCAAATGAATGGCGATGATTTTGATGTAAAATCATTTGCGGCTATTATTGATAAACTCAACAAAATTAAAAAGGAAGCAAAGGCGTTCAACTCAGAAGATGAGGTTCCAGTTTCATATGTGTATAAGAAAAAATAATTATAAATAAGGTATGAATCCAAATATTTCAATCCCACCAACAGCAGCCGACGCATATCGTGCGATGTTAGATGAACAAACATACGCTTCTCTTGAAGAAGTTACTGTTGAAAGTACTCTTCAACTCAACGAAGCTGCAATTAAAGCACAAATCATTGCAGCAGGTTATGTATACTTTCCAGATGACGACCAACTATATAAGGTTAGCCCATACAAGCTTATTGGCAACTCTGGCAAACTAGCTACACTTGGTGTACAAAAATGGTATAGCGTAAATGTTGCAACTGGTGAGGATCTTGCTGATGCTGGACTGGCTGAAGTGGATGTTGACAATAAAGGAAATTATTTTGTTGTAAATTCTAATAACAGTAAACTAACTGCACCAGCTCTTATTTCAAGCGAGCCCAATAAAATTTACTTATAAATAAACTACAATCTATGAATAACCACATCTCAATCCCACCAACAGCAGCTGATGCGTATCGTGCAATGTTAGCCGAACAAACATACGCTTCACGTGAAGAAGCTGCAGCTGAAAATGTATCTCAACTTGATGAAGCAAAGATAGTCACATTGACTGTTCCATTTCCTGGGTCAAACGAAGATAAAATTATGGCTCAGGCTAAAACTCTCGGTAAGACTCATGGCTTTACTGTTCTTGGTGGTGAATACAACCGTTATGACAAAACTGTTGATATTGAACTTAAAGGCGATCTTAGCAAGTTAGCTAAATTTGTTAATATGTGGATGCGTACTGACGACAGTGACGAAGAAATTTTAAATGACTATAGCGAATCATATGATTCCTCTATAGCTGAAGAAATCGAAGCACCTGATTATGGGTTTGCATCAACTCCTCCTAAAGTTAAGCTTAAGCAATTGAAGGCAGTCATTAAAAAAATTCCTGACAATAAAGTTGATTACATTGTACATGTTCTTGCGCGCCTTGCAAACTTTGAACAAATCAAAGAAATTATGAAGGGTATGAGCGTAAAGAGTAACTAATAATTTATGAACACCTACATTTCAATCCCACCAACAGCAGCTGACGCATACCGTGCAATGTTAGCCGAACAAACATACTCATCACTTGAAGACGTTTCGCTAAACGAAGGAAAGATGGTTACTCTAAGTATTCCATTTCCTGGCACAAATGAAAAAAAAGTTCTTGCTCAAGCTAAAGAGATTGGCTCTAAGAATGGCTTCACCGTTCATGGTGGAGAATATGACCGCTATGATGAAGCAGTATATGTCACAATCAAAGGTGACAGCAGCAAGTTAGCTAAATGGGTCAACAAGTGGATGCGCACTGACGACAGCGAAGAAGAAATTGTTAATGATTATAGCGAAAGCGTAGATGCAACTGAATCGGCTTTAAATGAAGCTGAAGAAGATGAGTTTTCGCATTCAAAAGATAAGAAGCAAAACTACGCTAAATTTTTAGCTGCAAACGCAAAACGAGTTGGCAAGCCAATGATTGACGGCGGTCTAAAAGTTGACCATTCAAAGGCGGCTAATGTAAACGGACAACCAGTTAATGACGTAATTTATGTTGGAGATGGTTGCCTTACTTTTATTTCTAGTGGTAAAAAAGTATTCATGCAGCTGAATCCTGGTAATCTTAATACATCCGATGGTACAGTCCCTTGGTCGGTATGGAAAAGCTATAGTGGAAATGCTTATATCTCTGCATCCGAGAGCGAATTTAAAGAGATTGCAAAGGCACTAACTGTTGCTGCAAAAGTATAAAAATATGAACAATAATATCTCAACTGCAGCCGATGCATATCGTACTATGCTAACAGAAGGAAAACCGGTTACATTGACTGTTCCTTTTCTTGGCTATGCGCATGAAGAGAAAGGTATTATTGCCAAAGCAAAAAAGCTTGGTACAGCCAACGGCTTTAAATTTGTTAGCAGTCGGTATAACCGCTTTGATAAAGCCGCGTATGTAACATTCAAAGGTGACAGCCCTAAGTTGCAAAAATGGTTAGACAAGTGGAAACACACCGAGGAAGGCGCATCTGTTCGTCATCTTGGCACTATGTGGGATTGGACCGCAGGCGGAGAAAGTGATGTAAGAGATCAAATTTAATTGTAAAGGTGTAATATTTTTCTTTAAACGCACAACAACTTATATAAATAAAGCGTATGGTACAGGACAAACATAATAATACAGCAAACGAGCAGCTCGCAGGACCTGCGCCGTTCCGCTGCAGTATTATATCAAAGGGATATCCGCCTGCATAGAATCCAGACACTGTAAATTTAAAACACTTACCTTTGTTCTGGAAACGGAACAAAGGTTTTTTATTTTTACATTTTAGACAAAAACTCCTTTACAAATCTCAATTTTTAGATTATAATAATCGCATAACAAACGGCAACAACACGTTGCCCAACAATTTTTCAAAATCTCAATGCGCGCCTTGTGCTACAAACAAGGTAACGACCGTGGTTGAACGGCTTGGATCTGAAAAGAGATGCAATGACAGTAAGTTTAAATATGGAGCCGTGAGTCCCTTAGCGCACACCAATGCGCAACTCACAAATTTTCAAAACCTCCTGTAGCTCATCGGAAGAGCGGATTGGATAATGCTAGTGTGACCTGAATGGTAAAGGCCGTTCTTTATAAGGGCGTAAAATCCGGCTAGACCGGTATGTGGGTTCGACCCCCACCACTAGTACCAAAACTTTATAAAAAAAGATGTAGCTTAGTGATAAAGCGGGTGCTTTTGTATAAATACAATTATGCAACGTATTACAAAAGAATGCCCACAATGTAAGAAACACATTTCATTAAGCAATTTTAACAAACATATTACACGTTGTATTGATGGAATAATAATTCAAAAACATATGCCAAAAAAGGAGTGTGAAAACTGCGGAAAGGAATTTAATGTTTCAAATTATAATACTCATTATAATGCTTGCTTACAAGGTTATGTAAGACAACCCATAGTTGGTTTAGGGCCACAAAATCAACATACTAAAGCTAAACGTTTAGGTTTACCTAAGCCAATAATTTCCGAAGAAACACGTAATAAATTAAGTGAAAAATGCGGTAAATGCATTTGGACTGATGAAATGAGAAAATCTCAATCCGATCACGCAAAACGTCGTGGAATTGGAGGTAAATTTATCAATAACCGTATTGAATATAAAGATGTTAAATTAGGCTCAGGCTACGAATTAAAGGTAGCAATTTCATTAGATGAAAATAATATCATATGGGAAAAACCAAAATCATTTGAATATACTGATCCTAATGGAAAAAACAGAAAATATACTCCTGATTTTTATCTACCTGAATATGATGTATATCTTGATCCAAAAAATGATTTTTTAATTAATAATGTAAATCCAGCTATGGGGTTTTCAGATATAACAAAAATTGAGTTGGTTGAAATACAAAATTCAATTAAAGTTTTCATTTTAGATAAAACTCAATTATCATGGTATAGTATTTCAAAAATGATTAATTTTGCAACTGCACTCAGGAACAGTAGCGATGCTCACGGTGTGGATTAAGTTCCTGTCTTCGGATTGCCGTGGTTGTATGCTTGTTAAAGCTGTTCATAAAAAGCCATACAGAGGTTACGGGCTTCCTCTAAATTTTAATATCTTCTACGGGCAAGGCTGGGTAGGCGCTTAGTTTGGGGCTAAGATGAGCAAGGTTCGATTCCTTGGTAGGAGACCAATTTACGGAGATGTGACAGAGTGGCAATGTATCTGTTTGCTAAACAGAAGTCACCTTTAATAGGGTGCTCCGGTTCACAGGTTCGTAATTTGTATAAATAGTTTTATAATGGACTATGAACGAATTTACAATCAACTTATTCAGTATAGGAAAACAAATCCTATACTTTCCGGATATAAAGAAAATCATCATATAATTCCTTCATCACTAGGAGGATCTGATGATAAGACAAATAAGGTTGCATTAACCGGTCGTGAACATTACATAGCCCATTTACTTCTTGCGAGATTTAATAGATGCGCTGAGAATGCTCATGCTATTTGGGCAATGCAAATGAAACCTTCTAAAAATTCAGATCGCCCATGTATTAAATCTGGTCGGATGTATGAATGGGCTCGCAAAGAATGTGCTAAATATATTTCACGGAATAACAAGATTACTCAAAAAGGCGAACGAAATTCGCAATTTGGAAAGCATTGGATTTCAAATATTGATCTCAAGGAAAGTAGATGCATTGATAAAACATTGCCGATTCCCGAAGGATGGATTAAAGGCCGCAACAAATGGATAGTTTTTAAACGAAAACCTCGCCCATCACGAGCAAAAAATTTAAGGCCGCGTCAAAATAAAAAACAAATTGCTCGTGAGCTAAGGAGAGAAACCTTAAAAAGCAGAAAAGAAACAAATCAGTTATTAGCAAAATCATATTGGATTCAATTTAATAATGGCAGTTATTCATCATTATGTGATTTTGCTAGAAATATTCTGATACCCGAATATAAGATTCGCAGATTATTCGTAGAATATATTTTAGAGTATCTTCCCATTAAAGGCGTTCCATTTAAATCAAAATTATACAAATCTCATTATATGGATGTTGATCTAGTTAAGAACTAGGACCGATTGCTAATCGGATCGAGGCAGTGATCCTGACCTTGGGGCGCAATACCTCCGGCATCCGCTTTTCTAATATATAAACTATATGAAACAAACATACACACTAGCAAGCAGCGAATTTTGCGGACCATGCGCAATGATTAAGAAGTATCTCTCAGAGAATAGCATCACCGTGGGAGTGATCAATATGGAAGATGATCAGCAGTTTTTTAGCGACAACGGCATAAAGACTGTTCCGCTTCTCCTAAGCTCTGATGGCGCCAGATATGCTGGAGTTGATGCCATTCTGGGCCATTTTTCCGCAAAATCCGTAACCTGTTGATTTTCAACGGCTGAAAATAAATGCAAAAACATGCATTTTTTCCTTTACAAAGCCGATTTTTTGTGGTATAATAATTCTGTAAGGCGAATCCAATTAGTCAAACGTAAATCGCAAAGTGAAATTAAACGCATTTTGTCCTTTACAAGGCCGACAAAATAGATTACAATTACAACACGATCAAACTGGTTGAGATTCAAAAACTCGGCTGATGCGATTCCTTCAAGGCAAAGTCTTGATTGTAGCTTGTTCTCCAAATACGATTGTTGCTAGGCGAAGGGCTAATAACCCTGCTGAATGGTGAAAATCCGTTCCGTTAATCACTACGCTCTAAATGAGGTTACCGCCTCGGAATGAGAAGCCCTAGTTAAAATCATTGAGGTCATGCTGAGTGACAATCGTGTTTGGACAACAACATTTCTTTGACAACATTTTGATTTAAAAACCCAGGAGCATTCAGTCCCTGGTACCAAACAAGAAGAATGTGATTCCGCTCCTCGCTTTGAGTTGAAGCCGTTCACAAGTAAAACTTCACTGAAACACTTTTAGGTGCCCATCCGCCGAATGCTGGGGTTAAACGTGCGAAGAGTACGGCCTTTAAATTTTAATAGCACGTTTATGAAACTGAGGTTGGTGTATATTGAGCATGCAGACAATCATAAAAGGTATTGGTGTAAATTTTTTAATCGCGGGTTAATCGAGTGGTTCAGATAGGTGTCTCATAAGCATCTCACGGGAGTTCGAATCTCCCACCCGCAACCAATTTTATGGGTAGGTATACCGTTAAGGAGACGGTTCAGACTGTAAATCTGACGCCGCAAGGCTCGCTGGGATCGTTCCCCAGACTACCCACCAATTTACCTGATGTAGCTCAGAGGAAGAGCATCCGCTTGATAAGCGGAAGGTCGAGATATCGTAATTCTCCATCAGGACCAATTGAGGATTAGCATAATGGTAATGCATCTGACTTTGACTCAGAACATAGAAGTTCGATTCTTCTATCCTCTACCAATTTTCAATCGTGGGTAGAACAAGATGGTTAGTTGAGTGTCTCATAAGCACTATTCTGGAGGATTCGAGCGCCTCACCCGCAACCAATTTAAGGTAATGACCCAGTTGTAAGAGTCCGCGGCTCGAGAAAACAAAATGTGTAAAGCTGCAGATGGTTTCGCAGCGCCGTTTGTGATGATAGGAAGACCCCAGGGCGCAAAAAAGAAACTGCGAAGTAAGGAAACCGAACATACCCGTGTTCATCACAATACAGTTATTCACGGGAATTTTTAAAATGGAGGTAAAGCTTTAATGGTGAAGCATCGAGCTTTTAACTCGAAGAACTGGGATCGTTACCCAGTGCCTCTACCAATTTCCCTTGGTATCTACCCGCAATTTGGGTATTGCTCACGAGTGTGAAGCAAGTCAGAAGTTAGGCTGGTCGCGACAGTAATCCTTCTGATGGCCAAGGCTCTTTCCGCGGGATTAGTTTAATGGTAAAATGATAGTCTTCCAAACTGAAGTCGAGAGTTCGATTCTCTCATCCCGCACCAATCA